AGAGGTGGTTTTGTCGAGGGGTACTAAATACAAAGTAAATAGTATTACAGGAGACAATGCTACTTACGATAAATACAAAATAATACTTGATTGCGAAGTAATAGATGATTAGGGAGGGGGGTAGACATGGCAGAGTTAGATGGACGTTGGGTAACGATGAACGGAGCCAGAGTATTTATCAATTCAAAGGGCGATGTTATTATGGGCCTCGGTAAAAGCTACCATACTAAAAAACTTAATGACGATGAAATGGTAAATTTGATAGCCTCAGCAAATGAGGACGAATTAGATTCTACAGGCAAAGATGGTACTAAGCGTGGCGATACGTATGCTGCTTTTATTGGTGACAATTTGGGTGCTAGCCAACTCCCTGAATTGATAACTGAAGATGGACTCGCTGCTGAGGTTGCAAATGGTGGTGTTGAACTATGGCGAGGCTTTGGAGCAGACGGGGAGGCCTATATAGAAGAGTATAAAACTGGCAAATGTTACTATGGCTTTGGTGTAAGTGGTAGTGGCACATATACATCTACTGATAAAGAGATGGCGTTTATGTTTGCCGAATTTGACAAAAAAAATATGGCACATATGGTACTCAGGGCAGATGCTAAGGTAATAGAATACGACACTATGTTGCTAGGTAATTATCCAAAAGAAACTAGAACCAGATTGAAAAACATTGCTGGGAAGTTAGGTTCTGAAAATAGAGATAGGCTGTCAGCAACTATATCGAATTTTACAAATGATTTTGGCATTGTAGGTTTAATAAACGGTTACGACGCTATAAGGGTAAGAAATACTAACAATGACATTTACGTTGTCCTCAACAGAGGGGCTGTAAAGGTGGTGGGATAAATGCTTGGTCCTGATAAGATAAAAGAAGCTCCATTGGCTATTCAGAAACTTATGCTCCATTTGCAGGATTATGGCATCAGAGACATCGCAAGACGCATTGCCAAAAATGGGAAAATAACTAGTAGTGCAGAGTATCAACTCACTACAATGATGGAGCAAGACATTTTCAATCGAAATTTTAAGGAAGATGTACGTAAAATATTAGGCATGACTGAAAAGCAGATTGACCAGATTTTTCGTCGAGCAGCAGAGGCAAATTATATTTACGACAAACGTGCATTTTCTGAAAGAGGCATACCTTTTATACCTTTTGAAGATAATAATTTTATGCAGTCTATTACCAGGAATATTATTAACGTCACTAAAGGTACGTTACAAAATATTACAAATAGCCTTGGTTTTGCAAAGAGAATAAATGGCCAATTATTATTTCAACCTATTGCAAGATTCTATCAATCAGAACTTGACTTGGCAACTACAAGTGTTGCAGCCGGGGTAAAGACATTTGATGGAGCATTAAAAGATGCTGTTCATAACATGGCAGACAGCGGTATAAGAACTGTTGATTATGCAACCGGACATCAAGATAGAATTGATGTTGCTGCTCGTCGAGCGATGATGGGAGGCATGAGGAGTCTCACAAATAGTCAGAGTGATTACAATTCTAACGTTATGGGTACTACAGTATATGAGATAAGCTGGCACGGTGGACATAGACCATCACATGCGTGGGGTGGCAGAAGATTCGATACAAAAGGGATTTACTACCCGACAGAAGAACAACTATATGCAAAATATACCGCTCCTGATGGTACGATAGGTACCCTTGAAGATTACAATTGTTATCATGAGAAATACGCTATATTTCATGATGCTCCTCCTAAATATACAGACGAACAACTCAAAAAGATGTATGAGGAGCAACAGAGAAAAATAGAATACGAAGGAAAGGAGTACACTGAATATGAGGCAAGGCAACAGCAAAGATTTATGGAAAGGGTTATGAGGAGACAGAGGGGAGTGGTTGCTGGTTACGAGGGTGCAGTTGAGGGTGCTCAAGAAAATCAGATTCTTGTTGATGGCCTTCGTAATGAGAAAATAAAAATGCGAATACTCAGAAAACAATACAGGGACTTTAGCAGTGCTATGGGCATAGACCCAGAGTTTGAAAGATTGTAAAGAAAAGAGTTGACATAACCATTTAAGTATGATATAATAACAGTAGAGGGGTATAGTACTACCATACTTATAGTACCCCTACAATGTACTTTAAGCGGCTATAATGGATTTTTCCATATAGTATAAATTGACCGCAACGTCGTTAAACTACGGAGGCAAGTGGAGGCAACCCACGTAAGAAAAGCGTAGCCGAGAGAGGAGTTACATGAACCGCGATTTTTTGAAAGGCCTCGGAATTGAGGGACTTACCAAAGAAGTTATCGACCAGATTATGGATGAACATGGTAAGACGGTAAACGCCAACAAGGCAGTAAGTGATGAGACCATCAAGCAATTAAACGAAAGTCTTAGCAAAAGGGCAGAGATTACTCCTGAGGATTACACCAAGTTGAAAGGTGACTTTTCTGAAGCTACTAAAAAGCTTAAGGGATTTGACGGTATTGACGTGGTAAAGATTCAGGAAGATTTGGCCACAGCAAAAGGTAAGATTTCCGAGTTGGAAACGACTCACAGTGCTAAGATTTCAGAACTTGAAACCGATGCACTTCTGCGGGAGCACATGGCAAAGGTAGATTTCTCGTCAGACTATGCTAAAAAGGGTGTATACGAAGACCTTAAGTCAAAGGTCAAGTATGAGGCCGGCAAAGATGGTTCCATTGGAGCTTTGACCGGATTTGAAGAGGCACTGGAAGAAATTCGCAGTACTCAACCTTCGGCTTTCGTTTTGGAAGATTCTACTAAACAGAAGGCCAAAGACGAGGGAGCTAGACACAAAGGAAATGACAATCAAAAACCAGCGAAAGAGATACCGTTACTTATTTGATTTTAGAAAGGAAATGACAAACAATGGCAAGAATTGCATCATTATCCATTCTGCTTGAACAAACAGGTCAAGATTACCTGTCCGAGCTTTATGGAAAAGTTATCGAGAACGTTGAAAAGGGTACTATTAGTGGTTTGCTGAAAAACACAGACCTTAGTGGTAACCCTATTGCAGGCACAGTTGAGGCAAAGCGTATCGCTTTTGCTGAAGCGCAGGCATATGGTACGGCACGCGCTGCCGGTGCAGGTGACAAAATCGTTGTCAGACCAGTCACTGTTCCTATTGACCAGGATAAGGAACTCGTTACCGAGATTGAGGAAAAAGACACCTCGCTTTACGGTGTTGAGGGTTTGCTCGAAAGACGTTCTGCAGAACACACCGCGTCTATGATTCGTGCGCTGGAAAAAGCTTTCTTCGCACAGGCCGCTACCGATGCTACCGCCATCACAAGTGCTACTACCGATGCACAAGCGAGATTCGAGGAAGAGGTTTTGGCTATCGAAACCACTGCTAACGATTTTGTGAATGGCGTTCCGCGTTCGATGATTCACATCGTCAAAACTCCGCAAGAATATTCCAAACTTCGTCGCTGGATTAACACTGATTCTAACAATGCAAGTGTACTCTCAAACGTTGAGGAATTCGGACTTCTGAACGGCGTGCACGTATACTCCAGTATTGACCTCCCGACAGGGGTTGGTACTATTGGTATGTGCCAAGGCGCAATCGCAGAACCGGTCCTCCCCAAGGGTTACGATGCAGAGAAGATTCAGTTGTCGAATGCGTACGCCCTCGAGCTGTTCTACAGCTACGGTATCAAGAGCGTTATGCCTGACCTGATTATCAAGAGAGCGTCTGATACCGTCGTTGCAGTTACCGGTATTGCCCTTGACGAGAACACATTGACAATCGTCGATGAAGCCACCGACCTGCTGACAGCTACATTCACTCCTTCCACCGCCACTGAACAGGGTGTTCTCTGGACCACAACTAACGCTGCTATTGCAACGGTTGCCGCTACGGTTGACCCGCTCATCGCCACTGTTACTGCGGTTGGTGTTGGTACTTGCAAAATCAAGGTTACTACCGATGACGGTGGTTACGTTGACGATTGCACCATCATTGTTACTTCTGGTACCTAATAAATGATTCGATAAATAAGGAGGAGCACCTATGAAAGTTAAAGACAGAGAGACTGGACTCATCCTCGAAAGTAAAAATGAGTTCGTTACCCAGCAATGGCTGAAACATCCCGAGAAATATATCCAACCGAAGAGCGCTGCGGTTGCAGCAGCTCCTGTGCCGGTGCCGGTGAAGAAAAAGAAATAATAGGAGGTGTACAAAATGGCTTATGCTACAGTAGAGTTTTATCAAGACAGTTATCTGCTCGGCAGACGGCCTAAGTTACCTCTCACCGAATTTTCATATTGGGAACAGACTGCCAGGAGATTCATTGACGACTATACTTTCAACAAGATAACAGAAGAGATTCTTGAAGGTGAGTATGGTGAGAAGATTAAACAATGTGTTTGCGAACTTTCTGAATACCTATACGTAAATGAGGGAAACGAGAACAAACAGTCCGAAGGGATTCCAGGAAGAAGTGCTTCGTACCGACAGGGTACCGAATATTTCATTTGTCGTAGACATTTGGGATTGACAGGACTAATGCATAGGGGGTGTGAGTATGTTGTTTCCGAGGGATACAGCCTCGACGACGGTGACAGTATATAGCTACCTCCTCGTTAAAAACCAGGACGGGGAAGATGCGGGTAAAACGTACAAGCGTACCGTACTCCCCGACTGCGTTTGGACACAAGATTCAGAGGCAAACTACAAAGCAACCGGTATTTTGAATGCAGAGAATGTAAAGTTGCTTATCCCGTTTGATTCTGATTACTTTTCAGTTCAAGATGGTTCGGTGTTTGTGGGAGATGGGTGGACTGTTCAGATTGGCCCTGAACTGGTTGGCTCGTATATAGTTAAAGGTGAGTGCCTGTACGACTTTCCACCCTATCTCATTGAACAGGACGAACCAGCCGAAGTCCTCTATGATATCCCTGAAGAGGAAGATGCTGGTGTGCTACAGGACATCGATTTCATCAGGACATACGTAGAACCATTTGAGGCACAGAACAAGTATAAGCGTCCCAAAGAAATAATTGAGCATTTTGTCGGAAGCCGAAACCTTTGGTATATAGAGGTCAGGTGCTAATATGGTAGTTGTTGTGAAGATAGACGCGACGCTCAATCTTGGCCTCATGGAGGCTAAGTACAAGAAGGCATTTGCGATTGGTGGTCCGATACAACAATTCATAGATAGTACTGTACTCAATGGTGTTGAACCATATATACCGATGAGAATAGGTACGACTACAAAAAGCGGAATACTCCATAGTGAAATAGGTAGTGGAAAACTCACTTGGAAGACACCGTACGTTCGATATATTTGGTATGGGAAAAGCAAGACTGGAAGAGATTTGGTGTATGGCCAACGTAGACATCCACTCGCAGGTAAAATGTGGGCGGAGAGATACAAGGCCGACCATTTCGAGGAACTCAAAGGTATGGTCATAAGGAAGGTGGCGAATATATGATACCAATTTATGAGCCGAGAGACATAATCAAGCCCATTTTTGATTTCATAAAGTCGTGTCCATTTCTTGACACATACCACATCGACATGACTCCATCCGGAGTTCAGAGATTGGTCACCGATAAACCTGACGGTAGTGCACTTGACTATGTAGGTAGTACTAAGTTGTCGAACAACAAAGACTTGCTACAGAATATGTACACTGCACGGCAGGCGAACTTTCAACTCTGGCTACTTCGGAAGAGCAACTACTCGGTATATAGGCAAGAAATTGCTGACTTCCTGTGGAATTTTGAACAATGGGTAGAATACTGCCAAGCCTACGGTTTGTGTCCTAAGATTAGTTTAGACAATAATGATAAATTAGTCGAATACATGAGCGCAGACAACGGAGTGTTCTTTGCCGAATGGGAAGGCCAGGAGAGTAGCCTATATGTTGTGCAGTTGCACATAATTTACTACAATAAGTATAAGGAGGAAAACTAACATGGCAACACCTACCATCACCGGTTCGGGAGATGTTCAGCGTAAGATGCTTGCTTGCGCCATTGACGTAAGCGAAACCGAAACGCCTAGTTATTTGGTTGTTGGTTACAAGATTACTGGTTCAACCTTGGAGTTTAGTCCGGACGTTGAAAAAGGTACAGACATCAATGGACGTAACTTTAGCAGCTTGAATAAATTTGAGCCGACGCAATCTTTTGAACCGCATAGACTCACTTCTGGTGAGCTTGGTAAACTCGGTGAGATTCTGATTCAGTATTTCAGATACAACGACATGGCCAAGTTTAGCCAATTCAAGTGCATGCTAATCTATGGTTTTCTTGGAACCGCAGGTGCATATCCTGCAGATACGTATGACGCTTGTACCATTACTCCCCAGAGCCTTGGTGGAGAAATGTGGACAGAAATGCCTTTTGAAGTCACCTTTGGTGGCGAAGTTGTGCACGGCACGGCTGACAAATTGATTGACACTGTTACATTCACTGAGGAAAATGTTACAGACGTTACTGCAATCGCTATTACTGGGATTGATGCTCCGGTGCTTGGTGAAACACCTGACACCGCTGCAGTTACCGCAACCACTGGGGTTACACTTGGCACAGTTACTTGGTCACCTGCTGACGCGACATTTGAAGCCTCGACGGTTTACACCGCGAGCATTGTCTGTACTGCAGGTACTGGTTATGGATTTACATCTGGCACTGCAGTTACAGTTAACGGCAGCGCAGCCACTGAAACTCTGAACCAGAATGGCACACTCACCGTGACCTTCTCCTTCCCTGCAACTGCTGGAACCTAATTCACTAATTTAATTACAAAACAAATAAGGGAGGCTTACCCATGGCAAGCGATATTCAAAACAACAATTTAAGTTTAAACTACGACGATGGGTTTAAACAAGTCACTATCAATAATGACCCCGAACGGGTTATTCGCTGGAACCCAAACGATGCCAACTTCGTTGACAAGTTTTTAGAATTTCAAGATTGGATTGAAGGCGATTTCAAAACCAGACTCCAGGGACTCGGTATTTCAAAAGAGAAAAAGTTTGAAGAATACGACAAAGGTTCAATCACCGAACTTGGTAAAGAAATGTGCAGAAAGATTGATGATACATTCGGCAGAAACATTTCTGGTCCTGCATTCTCTGGTATTAACCCGATTAGTCCGATGTCGAACGGCAGTTTGTTGTTCGTGAATTTTATCGAAGCCCTTATGCCCATGATTGAAAACAGTATTAAGGACTTTGACAAGTCTCGCAAGAAATATACTGACGCTGCAAAAAAGATAACCAAAGCCGTCGTGGTTAAGGACAAAATTAGTTTAAAATGATTGGGTTACTTCCGAAGTCCCTTGAGGTAGATGGGGTTGAATATCCTATAAACAGTGATTTTAGAGCAGCTTTGTTGATATTTGAGGCCTATGGAGATAATAAACTTAGTCCATTCAATAAACAGTTAACGATGCTCGAGATACTATTCACCCCCATTGCAACAAGTGATAACCCAACCCCACAACCTAACGTTCCTCCGAGTACCGATGAGGCATTGCGTCAGGCTTTATGGTTTTTGGATGTTGGCAACGAGAATAGAGATAAGAGTGCCAACAACGTTAAGACCATGGACTATGCTCAAGATGAACAACTCATTTTTAGTGCAGTCAATGCAGTTTTCTCAAAAGATGTCAGAGAAGAACCATATATGCATTGGTGGACTTTCTACGGTTTGTGTCAAGCTATTGACAGCGAGAGTATGATAGCTAATATAGCCAACATACGGTACAAAAAGGCAAAAGGCAAAAAGCTCGAGAAATACGAGCAAACTTTTTATCAAGAAAACAGGCATTTGATAGACTTTACTACATCAGATTCAGATTATGAGGAAATGTTACGTCAGTTGAGGGGGTGAACGCATGGCAGCAGATGCTTCTATTGTATTTGATACGAGGCTTGACCCGTCTGGGTTTAAAAGCGGAATAGATAATATAGACAACAGCTTTATTAAGATGAGAGATACTTTGGCTGATGTAGCGTCTGCATCCGAGGATGCATTTGATAATAAGGCCCAAGATGGCCTTGATAAACTTTCCCAAAAATTGGCCAGACAATTGGAAGAACTTGAAAAAGCCCGTGCTGCAGTATCATTACTTGGAGAAGAATATGCCAAGTTGGTGAGCGGAGAGCAGCAACCCAAGTCGGTTACTAACCTGATTAAAGACCTTGGTTTGGTAAATGCAGAGATTGAAAAAGAGATTGCCAACAACAATAGATTAGTTCAATCTTTTGCAGAGGCCGGAGACGCAGTAAAGACACTCACGGAAGGCAAGCTCGGTGGGGCATTTATCGGAAATAATGTTGTTTCAAGCGTAGACGTTGCATCACAGGTTCAGCAATCATTAGGAGTTGAACTTGATGAGTCGAGTCGAAAGCTTGACGAGATGAATGCTAGAGCGAAAACATTGTCTACTAGTCTTAGCCAGGTAAAACTTGACCCATCTATTAGTCAAGAGGCAAGAGAAACAGGTACTGAACTGGAACTCGCTGCTAGCAAAGCAAATAGACTTTCAAACGAAGCCCAGAGTACCGAAGCAAAGATTAAACAGGCACTTGACGCCAAGGTACCTGACAAATGGGCTGCTTCTGTTGAGAGAGGCACTAATGCTTCGCATAGGATGGCATCTGGAATAAACGAAGTAGGTAGACACGCAAAGACATCTACCGGTATTATCGAGAAAATGGCAAAAAAGCTTGTAAGCATGGCCAAAACTATGATTGTTTTTTATCTATTCAGAAATGCAATTAGTTCAATGAGGAGCTACCTTGGTGACCTTCTTAAAACAAACGAACAATTTACAAAGAGTCTGAATACAATCAAGGTTAACCTTAAGACTGCATTTCAGCCAATATACCAAGCCATACTACCATCTTTGAATTTGCTGATGCAGGCACTTGTTAAAGCCTCGCAATACCTAGCATTATTTATTAGTATGTTGTTTGGCAAGACCTATGAAGAGTCAAAGGCCGCTGCCGAAGCCGCCAACGAAGAGGCAGAGGCACTCAAAAATGTAGGTAAAGCTGCAGACAAATCTGCAGGCTCATTACAAGCTTTTGATGAAGTGAACAAAATACAGACAGATACGAGTAGTTCAGCTACATCTTCGTCGGATGCATTTGAAGAAGCTCCTATGCCAGAGTTCAATCCGAAGTGGGTTGCGATTTTGCAGAAGGTGTCCGACGGTATCAGGGAAACTATCACTTGGATTAAGGATAATTTTGATAAGATTTTGACGGTAGTGGAGGCCATTGGCATATCAATATTGGCATGGAAAGTTGCACAAGGTTTAATTACTGCATTAAAATTTATAGCAGGCCTTGGTACTCTTTCATTAGGTTTTGTACTTCCCGCTATTGGTTCGCTAGGATTCCTTAGTGACTTGATAGAGTTTATGAAGTATTTCAATGACTTCAAGGAAAATGGCGCAACCTTCGGCAATGTGACAGGGATGATTAGTGAATTCGCTGGTATGGTTGGCGATATTCTGATTATTCTTGGAAAATCAAAAATAGGTGCAGCATTAAAACTTATTCAAGGTGTCGGAGAGATTGTAATTGCTATTGAAGATATGACTAAGAATGGGATAAATTGGGAGAACGCAATGACTTTCGTCCGAGGACTCTCTAACTTAGCCATAGGGATAGGCGTATATATAGGGATAGCCACTGGTAATTTTAGGGTTGCCGGTATTGGTGTTGCATTACAAGGGTTTTCGACTATTATAACTCAGATTAGTGAGAACTGGGAGGCAATCAAAAAGGGAGACTGGAGTGGAGTAGACAAAGCTGCAATGGTTGTTGCAGTACTTGAAGTACTTGGTGGTATTGCTTTGGCACTTGGTGCATTCTCTAAAGTGAAGGATGTTGCTGATGCAGGCAAAGCGGCTGCGGCTCTTAAACCTGTTGGTGATACTGTGGGTCAGCTATCTACGGCAACAGGGGGTTTATCTACTAAACTTACATCACTTGCAAAAAATCTTGGTATGGGAATTGTTATTATTGCAGAGGTTGCAGTTGCAGCTATTCTTATTGTTGCTGCAATTTGGGTATTGGGTAAAGGTTTAGAACAGGTTGGAATTGCTTGGGAACCCGTGATTGCAAATGCCGGAACAATCGCTATTGCAATGGGAATTGGTATTGCATTCCTCGCAGCCATTGGTGTTGTGACTGCATTACTTGGTTCTGTTGGTGCATCTCTGATTCTGAATATTGCATTAGGCACTGCGATGCTTTTACTCATAGGGGTGGCGGCAGTGTTATTCCTGGCAGAGATATGGTTGATTGGTAAAGGCCTTGACGAGATTGGCAAAGCATGGCAACCGGTGATTGACAATGGAGAGAATATTGCATTAGCTATAGGCCTTGGCACGGCATTGTTAATCGCAATCGGTGTGGTGACTGCTTTGCTCGGTGTAGCTACTGTTGCCTCTGCCGGTTTATTACCTCTTGCAATCGCACTTGGCACCGCTATTCTCCTCGAACTTGGGGTTGCTGCAGTACTATTTATTGCGGAGATTGTGATAATAGGATTGGCACTCCAAGCAATTGGGGTAGCTTGGCAACCTGTGTTGGATAATGGAGAAACAATAGCTAAAGGGATTGAACTAGGAACTGCTCTTCTCATCGGGATAGGTGTTGCTACTGCACTACTCGGTGTTGCTAGTGTAGCTTCTGTTGGGTTGTTACCTTTGGCGATTGCACTCGGTACAGCAATTCTTGTTGAATTGTCTGAGTCGTTTATCATCTTTACAGAAAATTTGGTAAAAGTTGCGGACGAACTGACGTACAAACTTTCACCGTCCCTGAGGAACCTCAACGATAGTATGCCAACTCTTTCGTCGGACTTAAAATCATTCATAGGGTTTATGGAACAGTTTGCAGGTTACATGGTAGATTATACAAAAGCCAGTGCCTCATCTAAACTGACAGCAACCATTGATACGGTAATAGGATGGTTTACAAAAGACCCTATTAAGAAACTTGCAGACGATGTAGAAAAGAACTATAACCAATTTGTTGTATTGAATGGAAAACTAAACCTCGTAATACCTGAAATGGGAAAAGCGAGAGATATGCTAAAATCGTATACGACACTGATGGATGAGATACAGACTACTACATCTGGCAAAGGTAAGATTACCCTTAGCAATGACATTTTTATAAACATGAAAGACTATGGTAAAAACTTGACATCTGGATTAGCAGAAGGAATTAAACAGAACAGTGGCCTGGTTGTTAGTTCATTTAATTCTATGTTGAACGGTATGAGCAATAGCTTGAACTCTTGGGTTACAAATTTGGTTAGTGTATTTAATCAGATTATGGCTGTGATTGCAAAGATATCAGGGAGTATGCCAAATGCAGGTAAATCTCCTGTACCGCAGGTTAACATTTCCAATACTAACATACCAAGGCTTGCACAAGGTGGCTTAATTCCTCCGAACAATCCGAGAACGGTAATGGTTGGTGATTCAAGAGAAGACGAAATCGTTTCCCCACGGTCTGCTATCCGAGAAGAGGTTATGAATGCACTTGCACAATTTGGAGGCGGTGGCGAAGAGACGACAACAATAGTTGTAAATCTTGATGGTGAGCAAATTTACAAGAATGTTATTCGTAGAACTGAACGAGATAGACGTCGTACCGGAATGTCTCCGGTAACGGTTTAAGGAGGCTATATTATGGCGTTTCAATTAAACGGAAATACACCTATAAGAATGCCGGAGTCGATTGAACCGGAACTCAATGACATCCATTCTGAAAAGACTGCGAGAAATGCATTGGGCGATATGCTTATTGATGTAATAAATGAAAAAGACAAATATGGCCTCACTTGGAAAGTTATTGACTTTGACACAGCTCATTCGATTTTGGCAATGATGCCAAAAGAAGGTTTTACCATGACGTACTACGACCCAGATAGTGGGACCGAAGTTACCAGAGATTTCTACAGAGGAAATAGAGTTTTGTCGATAGCGTATATGGATGCTTCTGGCAAACCTTTTTACAGAAGTCTACGCGTTTCAGTAATAGCTAGATAGGGGGTTGGTATAATGTATAGCGTATCTTCAGCATTCAATCTTGCGATTCACCAGCCTATTAGGGTACTAAAGTCAAAAGTGGTTGTTTCTGGTGGCAGCACTTTTGATGATAATGTTATTCAGTCGATTACAATTAAGCGTTCTGTAATTCCAGAGAATGGATTTGTATTGGGTGGAGTAAACTCTACTCAGGTGACTATTTGTTTGCTTGACCCGGATGATTCAATATCACCAGAAGATTTTACAGGAGTAGAACTCACACCACATATTGGTGTAAAACTTGCAGACGAGACTTATGAGTATATTCCTATGGGTATTTTTATTGCAGACCAACCTACAAGAAAAGAAGGCATACTGGAGATTATAGCGTTTGACAGAATGGTTTTGTTGGAAAAACCGTTTGAGAGTGCTATATCATACCCATCTACTCCTTGGGATATTTTACAAGAGATTGTGGCTGCATCTGGATTAGTTTTAGACAATACGTCAATTCTGAATGGTGATTCATATATAATGTCTGCAGTTGTTGACGTGACTATGAGACAAATGGTTGGGTATATTGCAGAGGTTGCTGGTGGATATGCAAAGATTACAAGAGACGGTAAACTAAAAATTGTCAAGTTTGAAACAGGTACTGCATTAGAAGAAATAAAACCATCCAACTACTTTGCCCCTATGGCGGTTGCTGATACTGCATTGACGATAACTGGAATTACAGTTAGGCCTACACCGTCCATTGTCGGAAAGACTTACGGAGCAACAGACAATCCTTACGTAAGCATAGGCAATCCAATTTTGAAAAGATACCCGACAGATACTATAAATAGTTTATTGAGTTCGCTGTCTACGGTCAACTATTGGCCGTTTAGTGTTGAATGGCAAGGCAACCCGGCATTAGACGAAGGTGACTACATAACTGTTCAGGATGTAAAAACCAACACAGTGAGAAATACAATATTCGGAGACGAAACATTGTCATACTCTGGTGGTCTGCGTTCTGCAATATCACTTTCTGCTCGGTCTGCACAAAAGAATGCAACAGATACACAAACGAGCATTAGCAATCAATTTAATAGTATGTCTGGTGGTATGGATGGTCGTCCGATGTTCGGCATAAATAATCACTTGATGGCAGATTTTTATGGTATAAACCCAGATTTTATCAAGAGAACTAACAATAAGGTTATTAACTCTGGTTTTGAATTACACGACGCTACTACTATGAAACCTGTTGGGTGGTCTGGTGACGGTGTTGCATCTGCCGAAGAAGCCTGGGAAGGTAGCAAGTCATTAAAACTATTGTCTGGCAATATTATGATTCAAGAGAACGGTGTTATTTTAGAAGGTAGAGATAGGATATCGTTTAGGCATAAAGGCGGAGCGGTAAATGTAAGGGTTACATCAGGCGCCACAACAGAAGAATATGTTTGGTCATCTACAACTACTGCACACTTTCCTTCGGGAACTGTGAATGCATCAGATAGCCCCACTGCAGTGAAGTTATCAGATGGCAGAGTTTTGTATATGTATGCTGCAAATTCAGGAATATATCAGGCATATATAGATTCTGTTGAGAACTTTGTATCACAAGATAATACCGTTGTAAACCCAACTCTGGTTGAGGGTAGTCTGCTATTTCCTCGTGTATTGGTATTCAATTCACCAGATGGTGATTTGTTCCATATTAGGTGTTATTGTAATAATGCAGATACTAAGGCCAGGGTTAGAATATATAAATGTTCTGTAGGCGATGGTTCAGATTGGCAGTATTATTCTGATGTATATGAGGTTGCAGGATATACCGGAAATACAGCTTATGTTGGTAGCCATCCACTTGGTATTCATTTTGAAGGTTCAAGGTGGATATTGGTGGCTCCTGGACTTTTTTATGATTCTGGTTGGCTAATGGAGTCGATAGGCATTAGTACTTCCGATAACGGAGGTTTAGCTTGGACACGCAGATACAATAACGACGGCCTTCTTGCAATGGCTTATTTGGAAATGTGCTCCAGAAATATTTCTATCAACATGGATGGTGATTTGTGTTGGACATGGTCATCGAGTGCAGGACTTGGTAGCAATGTTTACTTGACTTCTACAGATGGTACTAGTTGGACTCAGATTGTTTCATCACCTTATGCAAATACGTTATACCAATCTTTTCCTTTAATAAGTGATGGTGGTAAACAATATATTTTGAGAACCAATGATTCTCATTTATTTAGTTCGACTACTCAGCCTACTGTTTTACCTCTTACTGGAGATACTTTTGACGACTGGACTTATGTAGATACTCTTCCGGCTCTGGGGTTTGCGGCAGGCATAAATATGATATTTCAAGTATTAGGTAATACTCTTGTTGCTATGAAAGGTGGATGGGCAGGGGTTGCCACTGTACTCGGCATTACAATCCAGTTGAATAGATTACATTTGTATGACAATAGCACAGATGAGGGAACTGACGAACCTGTTGCTTGGCAAGACGGTGACTCACTTACTTACGGTCCTCAAGATTATTGGGAATATGCAACTCCACCTGCATTAGATTCTATCAGAGAACCCGAGGCATATATTACTCAAGGTTTTCACACATTCTTTTTTGAGTCGACTGCAGTTCCAATATATATTGAGTTTGAGTGTGTTGATGAAACAGACCCTTGCTATATAGATGCTGTTCAACTTGAACCCGATTTTAATGGAAAATGGCCGAGTATTTACATGCCTGGTTTAATGAGTGTTCCTGCAGAAACACATGCAGATACTCATAAAACAACAGGCAGTGACCCGATTTCACCTGATGATATAGGTGCAGAAACTCCCACTGGTGCACAAGGCAAAGTAGATTTGGCAGTCTTACCTTTTGCCGGAGGTACTGTTGGTCAGGTATTGAAAAAGGCATCAGATGATGACTTTGATTTTTCTTGGTCAAATGAGTCTGGTGGTACTGGTTCTTTCAATTTCATAGTGGAAGAACTTACCTCGGCATCTATACAGGCGGCATTAGATAGTGCTGAATTAGTTGGTGGAGGGGTGGTATTGGTACCTGCAGGTACTTATATTATAACTGAGAAAATCAAAGTACCATCCAATATAATGCTTGTTGGTGTTGGCAATGTTATTTTTATTAGGTCGGCAGCTATAGACAATATCCTTATAAACGATGCAGACGGAGTAACTGGAGGCTATCTTGCTAATAAAAATATAAAGATTGATAACATTAAATTTGATGCCAACAATACAAATTTTAGTTCTGATTCTACTTCATTGACTTTCGGCCATGCTAATAATATTATCATAAACAATTGTGAATTCTATGGGACCAATACAAGTTGGCATGATTTGGAATTGAATGGCGTTGATAATGCATTGGTAAAGGGTTGCTACTTTCATGGTTATACCGGTTCTGCAGAAATTATGCAACTCGATTTGATGAATAGTTCGTCTTGTTTCCCATGGTTTGGTCCATATGATAATACTGCATGCAAAAATATTTTGATTAGTCAATGTATTTTTGAGGGCAACAATGTAGCTAATGTAAAAGGGATAGGTAACCATACATTCACTGCTAATTACTACCCTTCATACATTAAAATTGAGAAATGTCAGTTTACTAACCTTATATATGCGATAAACCTACAAGACGTTTCACATTTCATTGTCGAAGAAAATTCATTTGTTGGGTGTAGATTTGCTGTATACTTTGAAAACAAATCGAATGTTGATACTGACTGGATTTTGCAGAATAATATCCATATTCAGACGTATGCAGGAGACAACGTTGACGATAGGTTCTTCTGCGCTCCTGTTACGGTGACATCTGCTACTAATCTTATAGGCATAAAGTTTATTGGTAATAAGATAAGCGGGTGCCACACTCACGGCATCGGTGTGACTGCAACTAATGTTATTGCAGAAGCGAATATCATAACCGGATGTGGCAAGAATGGTATTTATTTATATGGAGTAATAAATGCCATTGTGTCTGGGAACATTCTGACTGACAATGCGATATACAATGATGGAGTTGATAGGGCAGACTTGTGTGTAGGCAATAATGCTGCTACTGCATCAGCAAATGTTCTTCTGTTGAATAATAGGGTTGGTAAATTATTGATTGGTACTAACATTAATGATGTTATTGTCACAGACAATATTATTTCCGTATCGTTTGTTGACAATAGTGGTGGTACTGAGTGTACAGAAACTGATAATTTGATTGCTGGAGATTGGAGTGGAGGCGAATCTTCATACACATTACCGCAAGCAAATGAGAGTATATTGGGTGGTATTAAGGCCGCTTCAAAGGCAGATGGTGATACTCAGGTTGTTAAGATAGACCCTGCTACAGGATTGTTATATGTTCCTCCCGCAGCGGCGGCCGAGAATGGATTACCAGCTGGAGGTACTACAGGGCAGGTTCTTGGCAAAACATCCGATACTGATTACGATGTTGAATGGTTAGATGCGGCATCTGGGGGCGTTGGGGTTGCTACAGGAAATTATGGGTGGAAAAATAGCTGGGCAGGCATTCCAACTACTACAACATCTGTATATATTTCAAAAGGAGCACTTGTGATGCCATTGGCAGATATTAAAATAATGGGGATGAACCTTCCTATTGATGAGGCTGCAGGCAATACATTTAAGTTTGGCATTTATGAGGTTAACTCTAGCTATGTGCAAACTGCAATAATATTTGAAAGTGATGTTATGACATCTATTGGAAAAGCCGTATATGTGCAGAAATTTACCGAGGTAATTACTTTCCTAAGTGGTCACTATTATATTGTTGCAGCATTTACTACTACCTCTGGAGATACTTACATTGGTGCATGTTCAAGTTCGATTATATATGAGCCGTACGAAGGTGGATTTAAGGGTTTTGCTCGCTTAAATGCTTTACCATCGAACGGAGCCACGTGGGGTGTTTCGGTTATAGGCGACCCTTATGCAACTGGTTTATTGGTTGAACTTATCGAACAGACTGCGGCAATTGCATATCAGAACCCAATTGATGAGCCTCCTGCTACTCCGAATGCGATGGATGATGAGTTTTCTGGCACAACTTTGGATGCAAAATGGTCATGGATTGACCAGGGGACTGCAACAATTGAAATTGGTGGTGGCTATGCGAAAATAGGAATGTTCTCATCTGGAGACAATGAGAGAATTATAGTTCAGGCGGTACCGACTGCACCGTATACTGTTATTGGAAAGATTCGATTATATTTTCCAAATGCAAACTATTCCACCTTTGGATTAGCAATATATAATTCTGGTAATGGTAGACGTGCAGTGTTGGGAATTGGTACAACAGCAGGCAACACAAGGGCTCACTGTATTGGGTTTAATGCTGCAACAACATATGCTACAGATATACTATCAATAGCAGGATATGGTGACCCATCGGCAGTTCATTATGTCAAGATAAATGTGACAACCACAGGATTTTCTTTATACATATCCTGTGATGGAGACGAGTGGACATACATAGGGGCTGCGGCTTTTTCAACATGGATTGGGGCAATAACTCATGTTGGGATTGGTTACTTTAGGAATAATTCTGACGGTGTTGTCCATTCAGGTCGTTGTGATTGGTTTAGGGTAATATGATGGAGGAGGTAAAAAAATGATAACAGTACAATTTAAAGCCGGAGAAAAGGTCATAAAAACCAAACAAGGGTTTACCCATGATACTGGACAACAAATTACTATTCTTGGTTTGCTAAATCTGCCAGCGAATCCATTGGTTAGTTTTTATGTTGATGACCTTGAGGAGTCGAGAATTGGCACATATATTGAAGGTGTGCTTGTTTGTGACATACCAAACATTATGGTAACGCATGATGTATTCGGTGCTGCAGTTAAAGTTGTTTCAGATACGTCAACTATTACTAAATATGCAGTTGTTATTACCCAAACAAGAATAGGAAAACCTTCTGGTGCAGTGTCTGTTGATGAACAAACGTCTTTTGACCAGTTAGTGGCAATACTAAGTGGGTTGATTGCAGATGTTGAAGAATTGGAGGCTGGTATTGGAGATATTCCTTTTGCTTCTGAAACAGTTCTTGGTGGCATTATGGTTGGTGACAATCTTATAATGACTGATGGTGTATTATCTATTGATACAGAGGCATTGACCGACTATGTAGACACGGTTATACTAGGAGGTGCGTCATAATGTACGAAACTGTACTTTCTTTATTCGTCGGAATTTGTGATGCCATAAGAACAAAAGATGGTACTACAGAGACTATTCAACACCAAGACATTCCCGATAGGATAACGGCAATAAAACCGCCGAGTAACTATGGGTTGGTCACATTCACTGCGGTTGTACCAACTGCTGCAGAAATTAAAATATCATAAGGAGGTAGAATTATGGCAAAGAACGTACAGATTAACGGTGTAGATTATGCAAATGTAGCGAGTGTTAAACTTCCTTTAACAGCAAATCTTGAAACTTTTGCATTGTTCTACGACACAGACAGCGGAGACGCTGCGGCCGGGGATATTAGGACAGGCAAAAAGGCATGGGTTGATGGAGCCGAGGTTACCGGTAATGTACCAGAAAAGAGCGCTACCGATTTGTCGGCAGCAGGAAAGACTGTTACAGTTCCCGCAGGTATTTATAGTTCTGAAGCTCAAAAATCAGTTGCAGATGGTTCGGTTACACCAAACTTGACAGCATCCGGTACAGAAATAGGTGATACTGCTTCGAGTTATCCAATCACCCTCACACCAAAGGCAACCGTTGGAACTGCAGGCTATATTAGCACAATTTCAGATGGTTCAGCTGTTACTAAATATATTCAGACTGAGTCAAAGAATGCAACTCCGAGTGGTTCTGAACAGACTATTTCACCTACGGCTGGAAAACTTTTGCATAGTGTGGTTGTTGCTGCTGTATCTTTGACTGGTGATGCTGCAGTTGGCAATGTTATTTCTGGCAAGACATTTTACGGTGCAGACCTGACTAAGAGAACAGGAACATTGACTATACCTACATTGTCACTTGCTCTTGGTGTGCTGACAATATCATAAGGAGGAAATTATGGCACAAGATTTAGTTATCAATAGTGTTGGTTACAATTCGGTAACATCACTTTCAATTCCAAAATCTGGTGGTGGTAGTGCTGTGTTTCCTGATACATCAGATGCAGATGCGGTTGCTGCTGATATTGCAACAGGCAAAACTGCTTATGTCAATGGAGAGAAGATAACAGGAAGCGCTGCCGGTGGTGTTGATTCTGGTGTATCATGGGACGCAGTGAGCGGCGGAATGGTGACAGAAGTCACGATATACGGAACGAAGATTGAACTCTATGCGTTTTATCAATACACATCATTGGCAACTGTGCACATGGATACCGTCACTGAAATTAAAAAAGGTGCGTTCACCAACAACACATCATTGGCGTTGACGGCATTGCATAATGGGCTTCAGATTATAGGGGAAAATGCTTTTTATTCATGCACAGCATTGAATATTACAAAGATTCCAACAACCGTGACGACGATTGGGCCAACTGCATTTAGGGGGTGTGCGACGTTTCGCAAAATCTGGATTCCTAGTTCGGTCACAACTATCACGGCGGCAACCTATAACGTCGCGCCTTTTTACGCTTGCGACGCGGCGCTGGTGCTCTATTGCGAAGCGGCAAGCAAGCCCGCGGGATGGAGCGTAAACTGGGCTTACAGGGCAACGGGGTCCCAATTCACGGTCAACTGGGGTACAACAGAAGCCGCGTTTGACGCACTATAAACAAAAGAAGGCAGATGGAGATATGACAAACATTGATTTCAAAGAATTTTGCAAGAAGGCACTCAAAAAGCCTGTGATGTATATGTGGGGTACCTTTGGCAATCCTATCACAGAAAAACTGATTGCATACAAATCTACACAGTCACCAACGTACGCAAAACATTATTCTGCAGCATATCAAAAAGACCTTCGCGATGAAATTGATAAAGGAATTGGATGTGATTGTACTGGACTCATAAAATGGTTTTTGTGGACTGGTGGAGACATCGAAAAATTGCCAAAGTATGACAAGAATACAGACAATGCTGCATCTGGTTGGTATAACGTGGCAATAGTTCGTGGATTGATTGCCACAATGCCTGAACAAACTGGTTTAATACTTTCATATTCTGGCCATTGCGGGGTGTATGTTGGTAATGGTAATGTGATTGAATGTACTCGCGGCGAATTTGGTAATGGAGTTGTGCAGACAAAGATTACAGACAGAAAATGGGAGAAATGGTGCCAGTGCCCATATATTACTTATGTCGTAGACTATTGTATAGATGATATAAAAGTTAAGACATGTGCTGTTAGGGTAACACAAGATTGCCCGACTTATGCTACAATTAACTTAAGCCAAAAATACGGTACTGTTTATTACGAAGACGAAGTTCAACTAATTGGTGTGATTGGCAGAGTTGCTGCCATCATATATCCGACTGCTGCAACCTTAAAGATTGCATTTGTCGAAAAAGATTTTATAAGGAGAGTGTAAAGCATTATGTGGAAAAACATCTGGCAGAGGATTCAATCTCCGGTAGTCATCGGACAAATTGTGACCATCGTAGTCGGTGGGCTTGTTTTGCTGGCACCGCAGGTTGAACCTACAGCAAAAATCATTACAGGAGTAATTATGGCATTACTCAACTTATTTGCAGGGCTCAATAATCCGACAGATAAAAAAGACTTCTAGGAGGTGGTCCAAGTTCTGCAAGCAAAATGAGGGAGAACCCATGGCATATTTATAAAAAAAGACAGAAAGGTAAATATCATTATGGATATGGAACTTGTTGCGGTAATAATTAGCAGTGGCGCGATGTCTGCCATTATAGGAGGGGTTTTCGGTTGTATTCAGAACAGTCGAGGCTGGAAGAAAAAGGTTTTCGGAGTACTACAGATTATTCTATACGACCGAATAAAATATCTTTGTCGAAAGTATATAGGGGCGGGCGAGATTTCAGGCGAAGACCTTGAGGACCTAATTATTATGCACAAGAAGTACCATGATGATTTGGATGGCAATGGGTATTTCGATGAATTGATGTTGGAGGTGAAAGCCTTAAACAGAACAAAAAAAGATTAGAAAAAATAGTTGACAAGGCATTATATCTGTGATATAATAGCTATAAGAGATGAGCAAATCGTCTCAAAATTAGGAGGTAGAAACCATGACAATCAAAAATTTGACCATCAACAAACTCACCAATGCAGAGCTTGATGACTTGGGTTGCTTCGGGATTGGTATTATGCTTTATGCGGGACAATTGAAAACAATGGTTAAGGGATTCAAAACTTGTAGCCTTGACGGTAACGGAAATATCTCGTTTGAGAACGAGATGGAAGACTACAGACATGAGTTTATCAAGACGCTTGATGGATACGCATATCGTATTTACGACCAGATTAGGGGTGAATATTTCAAGCAAGTTCAACCCACCGAAGGATTGATATTTATTAGGTAAAGCCGAAACCGGGGAAACCCGGTCTGCTGAGGAATAACTTCCCAGTACTGATGAGGCAGGTTAACAAATTAGGAGGTTGAAACTATGGTATTCGCGATTTTGGTTATTGGCGGGTTGTGTTTTTGTCTTGGTATTTTATATCCATTGATAGCAATTATTGGGTATAAAATATTTGGTGGCAAGAAGTCTATTGCACAATATATCAAGACTTTGTAAAAAGCAGGAGGTAGAAACTATGGTTCATTATAAATGTCAATTTTGTGGGCAAATGCAACACTCCTCAAGCGAAGAAATGGAACAAGAAGGTTGTTTATACTGTGGCAGAATGGCAATAAAAATTGTCAAGGAACAAGACTACAAGAAGAGAATAAAACAGGAGGCAGAAACCAATGAAAATCTACGAAATAGTGGTTTGCTTAAGGTCGGGAACTAGTAGTAAGGTTGCACTTGAAATTGTTGAGCAAAATACAAAATGTCACGAAACACTTCGTTTTCTTTGTAACCCATACATAAAGACAGGGTTGTGCCACGTAAAGGCACTTCATGAAGATTCTTTATTGTGCAGCGATTCGCAAGACACCGACTATTTGGTAGAACTTCTTTTGGAGTATTTTTCAAGTTGTGGACCAGATGGTAACAGAGCTGAAAAAGAGGACTATGCAAAGACAATCTACGAATACGGCCCGGATGATGAAGACTGGAAGTGGTTCGTTGAATTGGTTGCAACACACGGTAATAGTTCTGCATTTGGTGTAGGTCCACAAACATTAAGAAAGGCCGGCATTAATGTTCCTAGTTTTGGATGCCAATTGGGTGTTAAACTGCAAGATGTTGGTTCTGATTCTTGGCTTTGTACCAACGGCTACAGACAACATCATTGGAGAATTACGGAGAAGATAGACGGAACTCGCAGATTGTTTATCAAGAATAAAGGCAAGGTTGAGGCATATAGTAGGAGTGGTAAAAAAGACGATAAACTCAAACACATTACGGATTGGTTTGAGTCGAAAACAATTCCAGACAATAGGATTTACGATTGCGAATTAGTTGATGGTGATATGTATGACAACTGGAAAGAGGGTTACCAATCTTTTGAATTAAGAGCCAAGTCGATTGGTAAGGCCGCCAGAAAATCGAGCGACAACACATCGTTGATTGCAATATGTTTTGATTATTATGACTTTGAAAAACCACATGACAACACAGTCATTCGTACTATTGAACTCAAGAGGATATTCAGAGAAAACCAACAGGATGGTCCAGTTCGACTTGTTAAGATATTTGGCAAGATGGATGGGTACGAGCGAGACAAACTGGATAGCACGCTCAAAACTGTGCTAGACCGCGGCGGAGAAGGCTTAATGCTTCAAGAACTTGGCAGTTCGTACGTTTTTGAGAGAACTCCAAACCTTATAAAAGTTAAACGACTGGAAGACTACACGGGAAAAATAGTTAAAGTCGTACCGGGAAGAATAGGAACGAGATTGGAAAATCTTATGTCTGCAATCCTTTGCGAAGTAGACGGTTGCGATAGTATGGTTTATGTCGGCACAGGACTTAGCGATTATGATAGAGAATTATTTGCTAAGTATGCTGACGAACTTATCGGAGCTAAGGTTGAAATAGAGGCATTTTCCAAAACAATAAACAAAGACGGAAAAACATCATTGTGCTTTCCAGTGTTTAAGAGATGCCACCATAAAATATTTAAGGAGAGCTGAAATGGAGAACAAAACATATTCTATCGGAGACACGCTGGCAGTTATGCGTGGTAAGAAGGCAGTATCATGCCAAGTTATTGAAAAAGGGATTGGCGAAACGAAGAATGGAACTACCATTACGTTTCAAGATGAACAGGTTATTTGGAGATTGGGGGCTAACAAGAAGTGGCCAAACTTTGTACACCAAGCATTCAGGGGAGAACTAGCCGAAAGGAATGATAACAATGCCGGAACAAAAACCTAAAAAATTAGTTGGGTTCAGTGCAGAAAAAATATCAGAACGAGTTGCCAAAGAAGCTATTTTGATGGCATACGAATGTGAGAAGATTTCTGGACAAGAATTACTTAAGGCCGATGAATACAAAAACAAAGCATATAAGTACCTCACAAACAAAAACCTGAAACACCTCGATGTAGAGGCTGCAGATAAAACTATAAGATTTCAGTCTGCAGAGAGAACTAACGTAACATATTTCCTTGATAAACTAAAGCAATCTTTGAGTATGCCTGTTCTACGTGAAGTTGTCATGAAGAAATACGAAGTCAAGGATATCGAGTTGCTCAAGGCTACAATGCAAAAATACAATGTTCCAGCAGATATTCTGAAAGATTGCTTGTCGATAACAGAAACTGTTGACAGAACAAGAATGGATGAATTATTTAAAGCCGGACATATTACTATTGAACAACTGGAAGGTTGTTACAAACTGTCTACGAGCACATCATTAACATTAAAGGAGCTAGATAATAAATAGGAGGCAGTAGCCATGACTGATTATAATTCACCAGTGTTTATGGCAAAGGTTCTTGATGCATATAATATAGACTTTACGCAAAACAAGGTTGTTTGTCCTTTTCATGGTGACGTAAACCCCAGTATGAGTATTGACTTGGCAAAAAGCAGAGTATATTGTTTTGGGTGTCAAAAATCATATAGTGCTACACAATTCATAGAGGCTGCCGAACCAAAGATGAATAGACTACAAGTTTACAAGCGTATGGCAGAGATAGAAAACGGCATCAAGATTGACCTTAAACCACAACATATCAGAAACAATAGTGATTGTGATTTCGTACAGTTGAGAATACAAGCAGAAGATTACTACTATAATCTACCAAAAACTGATTGGGCACATGGTGAGTGGACAGAAGAGCTTGACTATATGACCAAACGTGGTTTTACTACAGAGATTCTGAATAAATGTGGAGCTAAACTAAACTACAATGGCTGGTACCCGATTATTTTTCCTATAATGGATAATGGAAAATTTAAAGGTTGGGTTTGTAGAACTACCAGAAAAGATATAGAGGCAAAAAGAAAGTACCTATACAATACTGGGTTCAGACGTTCTACGTGCGTGTGCGGGCGATACAACAGGGACAACCAGCTAATCGTAGTCGAGGGGTATATGGATATGCTTAAACTAAGGCAAGCAGGACTGACAAATGTTGTTGCATTGCTTGGTTGGAAGGCTAGTCAAGAGCAGGTTCAGATGATTAAAACTGTAGGCATTAAACACATTATTTCTGCATTGGACAATGACGAGAGTGGAATTAAGGGCGATGCACATTTACGGACTTTAGGATTCGATTCAGTAGTGCGATGGCAGTTTGGTGCAGGCCATAAAGACCCTGGTGACCAGACAGCTAGCGAAATAAAAAATATTTATAAAAAACTAAAAATAAGTGTTGACAAAGCAAATCGGATGTGATATAATTGATATAGAGATTGAGGATTGCACTCAATCTACTACGTAGGAGGTAGAAACCATGAAAATTTACAAACAAGCTGTCATCGAGCTGGACTTTCCAGAACGTCCAGAACTTCATTCCATTGTTACCTTTACCTTGACGGACTCAAAAGCGTTTCAGTACGGAAACCAGACTATCTTGCTGGTTGACCAGGTTTGCGAAATGCCGGATTTTAATGAACAGAAAGCAATCGACACGCGGTATTCGGACATTAGCAATTTTGATAAACTGTGCTTGGATTGGTTGAAACACGAAAAGCTCAAGCACACGGCCAAAGTTCTGATTAGCTCCAAAAAGCTCTGGTAAAATCGAATAAGCAAAGCCGAAACTGGGGGTAACCCCAGTCTACTGGATATATACCAGTACTGATGAGGCAGAAAACAGGAGGTTGAAACTATGACACATGCAGTAGGAACTAGGACAAGCGTTCGTGGTAACATGAGGGTTTATCTGGCAATAAAAAAACAAATTGACACATTGAGATACCTTGGTATTAAGCTGGGGAAAACCTGGTTTATACATATTTATTTTAAGGGAGGCTACCTACTATGGCAGTTAAAGTCGGGTTGCTGAGTGCAATCAAAAAAGACGTCGAGAAAACTGGTTCTAGCAGAGGCAAATTCTTCTATGTCAAGAGCGGAGCTAAAGCGAGAATTCGTTTCTTGGAGGACATGGACAACGGCAGGGTTGTGCATATGCATGACAGATGGGACCCTCAACTGAAGGTACCGTGTGAGAAGAACCGAGACGAAGACGCAGAATGCCGTTATTGCGGCGTTGAAGGAGTTAGAAACAGAGATACCTATGCATGGTCGGTATGGGACTATGATGCGAACGAAGTCAAGATATTCATGTACCCGGCTAATCAGTGTACACCGGTACCTGGATTGGTTGCATTGTACGAGACGTACGGCACTATCATTGACAGAGACTTCAGTGTTTCGCGGTCTGGGAATGGTACGGCTACATCGTATAGCCTGATACCGCTTGACAAGACAAAATTCAGAAACGAAAACGCCAAACCGTTTACTGACAAACTGTTTTGGAAGGCAATCAACGACGGCTATCCCGCACCTGATGGCGAAAAGGCCGAGGTTGAGGATGATGAAGATGAAAAACCTGCAAAGGTAAAACCGGCTCCTGATAAAACCGAAAAGGTTCTCGCAGATGCCGAGGAAACCAGCTACGAAGATATGACTCCGAAGGAATTATATTCGTTGTGCAAGGTTCGTGACATCTTAGTAAAGACTCAGATGGAGGCAGAGTACTACATCAAAAAGCTTGAGAAATATGACCTTGAACACGGTGACGATGAGTTCTGGGGAGACGACGAATAGCAATATTCGATTTGAAAAACAAGAAAGGCAGATGACCTATGGCAACAGAATTGAAAATCATTATGGAAAAGAAACCGGAGAATGCAAAGGAGCTAGGTGAACTGATTACTAAGATTACCAATCAGTTTATCAAAGAGTACGGAGACGAAAAATCGCACAATGACAACTTGTTCGTTTTGTGCGGTTGTCAGAATGGAGATACTATTGAAGATGGCAATAATGTGGCCACACCTATGGATATAGCGCAGATTATGTTTTGTAAACATGGTGTGGCAATTGATGTTTTGCTTCAGTGTATCGGTGCATGGAGAAAAACATCACCTATGTTGTATCTGGACTTTTTGGCTAAGCTCTTTTCTTTTCTTGATAAAGAAACCTCGACAGAAGAAAAAATGTTTTCTGCGATTTTGAGAGGTGACGACAAGAGAGGAATATCGGAGCTTATTGATAATTTGCTGGAAGGAAAGTAACCCAATGAAAGGTTTATTTGCGAGACAGAAAGTATTTCAGAGCAAGGTTTCGCATAAACCATTGCCGATTGACAGCTCACCGGATTTTTCATATCATATGTGTTTAATGATAGAAGAACTCGGTGAGCTGGCCAAAACCGACAAACGGTGGAGAGCATCGGATGGTTTAGAGACTAAACCGAGTGGCAACAAACTTGATGAAATTGCTGATGTTTTCATTGTGGCTATGAATTTGGCAATGTATAGTGGTTACGAATATGAAGACGTTGTGCAGGCTATCACTAATAAGATTTCAAAAAACGAAGGGAGACTACCTAAGTGATTGATATGGAGGAAGAAATTAAGTACGATTTCTACTTTGCTAGCCCGTTTTTTAATGAGGAACAGGTTGAACGGGAAGAAGCGTTGAAGAAGATACTCAGAGATAAAGGCTACGTTGTCTTCAGTCCGAAAGAGGCAGTTTTCTTGAAGCCAGATGCATCACAGGAGGAACAAGCAGAGTGTTTCGCCAATAATCTTGACGGAATTATGATGTCGAAAGCTGTATTTGCAATTACCAATGGTAAAGACATGGGTACTATATGGGAGGCAGGCTTTGCTTATGGTATAGGCAAGCAGATTGTTTACTTTTGTGAAGGCCTTCCAACTGGTGCCCAATTCAATTTAATGCTCGCTCGTTCGGCATCCAGTGTATTTACTTCAAGGGACGACGTTATTGCTGCAAAGGATGTTCTTGAAAAAACTTGGTATAAGGGGCTAATTGAATGAATACAGTAAAATCAGATTACCAACTTTCGGACATAGGCAGAAAAATATATGAGGTGTTTGGTGAACCGATAGTTGGACTATCAGGAATAACACGGTTTAGTAGAAGACTCAAGGTTAGAGATGAGAACGTAGCAGAGCACATGTGGTATGTTTCATTCATAACATTGCAATTGTGCAAGATTTTGTGTGTCAATGATAATGTTACTAATCTTGCATTAAAATATGCAATATGTCATGACGTTCCAGAACTAGTTCTTGACGATGTGAACCATGACGTAAAGGAGAGATTTCCAGGGATTAGGCAGTCGCTTGAAGGCGAAGAAGAGGTTTTGTTTGGTATGTTGGGTGAAGATATTAAGGCAACCCACATTCCTACAGACAGCAGAAACCACAAGATTGCAAAACTAATCGTTGACCTTGCTGACGTACATTCGGTTGCTATGTATATGTTTTCTGAAATAAACTTAGGAAATATGTATTTTAGCAACGAATACGGAGAACCAATAGCGAGGATAAAAGAGTTGGAGAATGAACTATGGAGGGTTTTGGATTATGGCAGTGAAGCTGACAAAGACATCCTATGGTGAAAAACCAGAAACAAGATTTGTTAACAACCTTTATGCGATTAAAGTTAGGTTAACAGATAGCCAAGCTTTTGCAAGACTACTTTCATATTTGCCAGATTTTGTTAGGGCAACTTATAGCGAGAGTCCCAATGCACAGTTTTCTGATATTGAACGTCTTGCTATTGTTAGAGACGTTTTCATGGGTAGGAGTTTACCCACTTCGCAAGAGACGATAGGTCTGACTTTTGTGATTGACGGCATAGACCTAACGACTGTGACACATCTTATTAGGCATAGGCAAGGTAGTTATTCTGCCGACTGCAGTGCCGAAAAGTGGTGGCATAAAAAAGATGCTTTGGTACCAAGCTCAATCGGTAATTCACCCGAGCTGTATGAAAGGTACCAGAAAATTATAAGAGAGTCGAAACAGTTGTATTGTGACATGATTGATACCGGTGACATATCCATTATGGATGCAAGGTTTATTCTGCCTCGTTGTTTGTCGACATATTACTTTGCACATTTTCCTTTGAATGCAGCGATAGCATTTATTAAACAAAGGGTCGACCGGCAGATTCAACCTGAGTCTGATAACATTATTGCATACCAGATGTATATTGAGTTGCTTAAGGCATATCCTTTAGCAAATGGTTTAATAAACATCGATGCCCAAGATAAACTGTACCTGTTATTAAAAGAGAAACAAGGGCCGATGTTTAAACCTGAACCGAAGAACGATGTATGGGAGCACAATGACGAAGACTTTTTGTACCCCAAACTACGTTCAGAAATGAAAGGTACTGGACCGAGAAAAAGTGAGTTTGATACACTCTACAAGTTTTATTCAGATGAGATAAAAGAGATAGAGTGGTACAACTCAGAGTGGCTCAAAAAGAACTATGGAATTACTTTTGAGGAACTCGATAAATTGGAGGTGCCGCTCAGATGATGATAGTTTTTGAAGGTTTTGACAAGAGTGGCAAAACATCCATTATCAAGGAGTTTAATAAAGCTACAAATTACGAACACGTAGTTTTTGACAGAGGACCTTGGAGTTGCATGTTTTTTGACAAAGTTATTCGTGGTGACAATTATATGTATTGTGTTCATCAGCAAAATGCTAAAATATTATCGCTCAGCATAGAGTTGATAGTATTTTGTATGTGTCAAAAAGAACTTGCAATTGAGAGATTGTCAAATGCAGACGAAGACATTCCTACATACTTTGATGATTACGAGAAAAATTTATCAACCTATATGGAGTTGCTTGAAAAAAACCATTATGGAACCGATGTTTTGTTTTTGCCAACCGATTGCACCACAATTAAAGGCAGCGTAGAACACATATTGAACTACATCAATGCTAAGAAGGCGGCGAATAAGGATGGGGTACTTTGACCTACACAGGCATACTGAGTTTTCATCTTTTGATGGTTTTGGAAAATCATCCGAACTCGCAATAATCGCCAAAAACCTTGGGCAGACTGCACTTGGTATTTCAGACCATGGCAATACCCACGGATTGGTTAAGCATTGGCAGGAGTGTTTGAAGAATGACATTAAGCCAATTCTTGGTGTTGAAAGCTATTTTATGCCAAAGTATCAGGAGAAACACAGGGGCTGGCATTTGTGTATGTTTGCTAAAAACATTGCCGGTTATGAGAACTTGAATAGAGTTCAAACATTAGGAGATGCTAGAAAGTACTACAATCCAATTATTTTGTTTGATGACATAGCTGAAAATCATGATGGGTTGATAATATCTACGGCTTGCGTTGGTTCATTCTGGGGAGATGCAGTAAAACATAAACGTACTGATGCTGCGGTAAGGTTGCTTTCAATGTTCAAAGAATTGCTAGGCGATGATTTCTATGTTGAGATACAACCTTATACTATTTCTGTGAATGGTTTGCAAGAATATGTAAATACTACTATGGAACGTATAGCAAAAGAACTTGGTATTCGTTGTATACTGACATCAGATAGTCACAGAGGCCTAAGGGATGATTTCCCTTCGTACCTTAAACTGCATGAAATAGCCGGACATGATTTGGAAGATATAACTAAAACATACAAACATCGTTATATGCCATCCGAATCAGAAATAATCCAAAGGTACGTTAAGATGCACGGTAACAAAGTGTTGGCCGAGGAATACGTTGAGAATATAGGAATACTTGAGGCTTCGGTTGATAAAGATATTCTTGGACAACTTTCGCTTGGCATGCCAGAGTTTGATAAAGAAAAGAGTAGCAAAGAACTACTTCGTAGTATGGCAGTTAAAGGTTTAAAAGAAAAAGGCAAATGGAACGAGGAATACAAAGCTCGATTAAAATGCGAGATGGAAATTATTGAGTACCATGGCTTTAGTGATTATTTCCTTATGGTCAGAGATTATACCACTTATGCAAAGACACATGGAATAGCAGTTGGCCCGGGCAGAGGTTCTGCTTGTAATTGCTTAGTCTCTTGGGCAGTGGGAGTTACAGATGTAGACCCAATAAAATTTGGACTGGATTACCACAGATTCATCAGAAAAGACAAAAAGAAAATGCCAGATATTGACCTTGACTTTCAAACGAGCAGGCGAGAAGAGGTTATCGAATATCTTGTCGGTAAATATAAAGATAATAGTGCACAGATTGTGAGCTATGGGTTGTATAAACCAGACAATTTAATCAATGACCTTGCAAAGGTATGCGGACTCAATTCAACCGGTGATATTCCAGACGAAATTAAGCAAGACAGAAAGCAGAAGATTGATGAAATTAAACAGTACCTTCACCAATTTACAAACGACCAGGCCGGTACTATTGATACTGAAACTTTGTTTAAGAACAAGAAGACTGCAGACTACAATAGCAATTATGATGATATTATAACCCACTATACAAAGTTGTTCAGAAAAGTTAGGTATGTTGGAACTCACGCTGCGGGTGTGGCAGTTGTATCATCGAATATTTTGCAATACAGTGCATTAAAAACAAAGGACGATAAAGGCAGAAATAAACGGTATATTGCCTATGACCTTGTTGATGCAGAGTCCATAAACATTATGAAATTTGACATACTCGGGCTAAACACAATGGAGTCGTTATCTCAATTAAGGGAACTATCAGGCAATCCACCCGATGTAGACGTAATGCTTTCAGATGATGAGATATGGAACAGATTCAGGATTGGAGACACTGACGGAATATTTCAACTTGAAAGTCCTACGGCAAAGGCAATTTTACAATCTATTAAACCAGACAATTTCGATGATTTATCTGCATGCAGTTCTATTAACAGACCTGGTCCATTATCGTTGAAAACTCACGAGAAATATGCAGAGAACAAAGAGAAGGCAAAACAAGGTTTAATCACTTTTGATGGACCGTATACTCGGTTTTTGAAAGACACTTATGGTACCATGATTTATCAAGAGCAGGTTCAACTGATAGCAACTGAGGTTGGAGGGATGAAATGGGAAGATGCAGACAAGATTATTAAACTTGGTTCTGGAGGTGCTAAAACTACAGCGGCTATCCAATACCAGAAACAACTTAAGGCTTACGAAGAAGAGTTTTGCAAGAACGCCAAGAAGTTCGGTATTGGTCGAGAAGAGGGTGGGCATTTGTTTAACGAGTTTTTTAACTATTCATTCAACAAAGGCCACAGTACTGGGTACAGTTTAATAAGCTTGGAAGAAATGTGGCATAAGGTTCATCATCCACTTGAGTTCTGGACAGTAAAAATAAAGAATGCTGGCAGAGAGGACCAAGTCAGAACTTTCCTCGAAAGGGCAGTTGTTGATGGTTGTGTAATACTTTTGCCAAATGTAAACTATAGCAAATTCTATTCTATCAGATATATAGAAGGCGAACCCGGATTGCAGCAGGGTTACAGAGGGATAAAGAACGTTGGTGATAAAGCCTCGGAATACATAAGCGAAGAGAGGCAGAAAAATGGACCGTTTCATTCAATAGAAGAATTTACTGAGAGGTGTAAAAGCCGATGCGTTACATCAAGAGTTATCAGTGCATTGCTTGAGAACGGAGCATTGGACTTTGACAAAAAGAACTATATACAGAGGGTAAAGCAATACAACAGAACTTTGTATATGAAGGCATTAAACAGTCGTGGTAATAATTAAGGAGGGAAGACTCATGGCAAATAAACCGCAGGATGACCCAGAGGAAATAAAACGCAGACTGATGAAAGTGTCATCAGAAATAAACAAGAACCAGGGTGATGGCACAGTTTACTCACTTGGTAAAACAGACCAGCTCAAGATAAGAAGGTGGAGTACTGGAATAGCTGACCTTGACAATATTACAGGAGGTGGTATGCCTTGCGGAAGGGTTGTTGAGATTTTTGGTGGAGAAGGTGCTGGTAAAACTACACTATGCTACCACCTAATGGCAAGAAATATCTACGCAGTTGATATTCCAATAGAGGGAACATTTGACCCGGTTCGTGCGAGGGTTTTTGGAAACACAACATCCAATCTTCTCATTTGTCGAGCAAAGTATGGTGAAGAGGCTATGTCTGCGATGTCTCAATATATCAAAACTGGTGTGCCGTTGATTTGCCTCGATAGTCTACCATCGTGCATACCAAAAGAGGATATAGAGAAGATGGCCAAGGCAATAAAATCTGGCGAGCCTTTTGACCCACGTATGGGTGGAATACCGAGACTCATGGGAAAATACTTGCATGACCTGACTGTTCAGGCTGAACAATATGATACCACACTTATTTTCGTCAACCAGATAAGAGATAAAATGAATGCTATGATGTTTGGTGAGAAAACAGATACACCAGGTGGCCATCTACTTAGGCATATGTACTCATTGAGAATACAGGTTGCAAGAAAATGTTGGATTGAGGTACCAAACAAAAATCCAAGTGTTACATCAGAAACAGAAAAGGTTGGCATGGTTATGAAATGCAAAGTCATTAAAAGTAAGGTATGCAATCCGATGGGCGAATGCGAAATTCCATTATTTTTCGACAGAGGTTTCGTATCATGGAATGATGTTGAGGATATAAGAAAAGAATTGATGCTAGCGAACAAAGAAAAATATTGATAAACAGGAGGCGTTGACCATGAGCAGCATATCACAGGCCATACGAGAGGAGGCATCAACCAAGCACATTCCGATTCAGGACAACCGTTCAAAGAAGGTTTATGAGTTATTCGATGGCTTGTACCGGTTGTCCCCAGTCAACGAATTAGAATTAGAGTTTGAGCGGCAATTGTTTACGAGGGGTACTGGGTCATCCAGAGTGGGACTGCATACCTCGGCAATAATTGATTCAGAAAAGCATTATTGTTGTCGGGAGCAGGTACTATCTTTATTGTATGAACCAAGGAACATGCAAAAAGATTTACCTACACCGACTTTACGCATCTTTGAAGAAGGTAACTATATTCATAGGAAATGGCAAAGATTATTTCTGCGAGGTAAACTTGCAAATGTAAAAGACCTTGACGTTACCTGCTTTAACAAACAATATATGCTCGGCTTTAGCCCCGATGCAATCATAGAAATAAAAGGTAGAAAATTCATCGTCGAAGTTAAGAGTATGAATGAATTTGCATATAAGAGAGTAGATAGGCATTTGTCTGGTGAGAAACAATGTCGCATGTATATGTTTTTATCTGGTATAGAACACGGCATAGTTTTGATGGAAAACAAAAACAACCAGGACTTTAAGATTACCATGCTCGAGCATGACGAAAGTCTTATTGGTGATTACATAAGCAGACTTGAGGAGGTGGTTGGTTATTATGAGACTAAATGCGTGCCAGAAAGGCACGAAGGTTGCAAAACTAGCTTATCGAAAAGGTGCCTTGACTGTCCGATGTCGGCAGCATGCTGGGGCACGAAGGAAGAAAGGCAGTTGCTAAGATTGCCTATTTAAGGAGTTGATATGATGAGAAAAGTGTACGACTTAATTGTTACAGGGAAAAACAAAACTTGGGGCTTGACAACAGAAATGGATGAGGAGTCTGCTGCAGATTGGCAAGCCGACGGAGTTGATTTATGTGAGGCTACGTGTGCAATTCCCGAATGGGTGAACGATTTGTACCTCACAAGAATTTGGTCATGGTTGCAGCATCACGGCTTTCTGCCGATATGAAAGGAGGAATAGTCCGTAATTTTGATGTTGAAAAGGGAGTGGTAAATAATGCCTGCAACTAAAAACATAGAGGGGATATGTGGTAAACTCATAAACGACCAATATCAATATCGAACTTTATGTTTAGGTATAGACCAGGCCTACGGAGATACTGGGATTGCATTGGCCGGTATTGACCGCAAAGGTAACATTGACATAATAACTTGTGGAAGTGTAGCACCTTTGCCAAACCAACTTAAAGTAGAATATAGGGCATCTGTATGCCAAGCAATACAAAGGATAGTCAAAAAGTATAGATGTTACGGTGACGAGTTTTTTGCAGTATGCGAGTCCGTTAGGGTGCATACGGAAGGTGCAGTAAGCATTAGGAACCACTTGAACTGGGGAGCATTGCAAGGTAGCATGCACGACTGTTTATATAATTTACATGGAATAACATTACGTACAGTAGATACTCGAGCCTGGAAGTCAGCAGTGGTTGGTACATCAAAGCCTGCATTAAAAGCACCAAGAGGGGTAGACCCGAAAAAGTGGCCAACAATACAATGCATTATGTATAAGTATGATATTTCAAAACAAAAGCTAACAAAGGTAATGACTCCTCGCAGCAAGAGCTATACGTGGGTAGATGAGAATGGCAACAAATGTACGTACAACAGCGACATTTCTGACGCTTGCGGTATAGCAATATACGGACTAGTACGCCCGCTAAACAAACTGCAGATGGCACCGTAAAATAATTATAAAAACTTTTGTAAAATCTATTTACTTTTAGCAGAGGATGTGATACAATAGTAATAGAGACCAGCTATAGCTATATATACTAGCTATAAGGAGGAGATTTTATGGCAACACTAAAACATTTCGACGAAAAGACTAAAACACTAACCCTTGAGTTCAGCAACATTAATTCTCTCGTCGAATACACAGAACAACCTATTAACGAGTGCTTTGCAGGCAGAGAATTATCAAGCGAACGCGAAGGCGACTGGTCAGGTACCAAAACGTACGAAGAGGCTATCAAGTTCCTTAAGTTTGGTTGGGAAGCAGAGAGCGAAAAACTTTCTGGAAAACTCAAAATCGCAAAGATGAACCAACCTATTACTTCTCGTAGAAAGGTGTACCAAAGCGTTACAGGTTATACGCCTATAGTTCCTAACTACCTGATGGGAATACCTACAAACATGCTCGACAGCAGACTGACCACAATCAAAAAGAAGGTTGTTACTTTAAACAAAGACATCAGCTACAGCGCTTGGTATTCAGAAAATGCGATTGAAGACAACAGCGTTAAGGCATTTCAGATTGTGCAGGCTCTTGAGGCCAACGGTACTAGGTGCAACCTGAACATCGTATGGGGAGACGATTTGTATTCAGCAGTTAACGTTAAGCGGATACTGCTTAAGGTGCGGGTGAAGAACTCAAGCGAGCGTATGAACATTAGCAAAACATCATTCCCAATGGTTAACCCGGGTATGCTGAGACGGATTCTTTTTCGGGTACTCGAAACGATACCTGAGCTTAAAAGAGAGGACTCTGGAATATGCTGCGGCTACGGCAGACCGACTGAAAGCAAAGACCTTAAGTCTCTCGTCGAAAAGCAGAGCCAATATTATCTGAATAGAGATATAGCTAACCCGATAGACGCTGCAAAAGATTTTTCAAGAAAGTTGTAAAATATAGTTGACAAAGTACTCCAGATATGATACAATAGCTACATAGAGACCAACCATGCGTTCTCAAAAATTTAGGAGGTTGACACCATGACTATCACACATTCCAAACTCACATCGGACAAATCAAACGTTACCTTACCTGAACTCCAAGGCAGCGCAAAACAAATTCATTGGGCAGAGTCAATTCGCAGATACTTTCTGATGAACCTGACCAACTTTGAGGACAGCGGATTCAACACAAGAGATACGAAGAATTTTGTCGATGCAATCCAGACGATGCTTGCTAACAATCCTCTTGCTAAGACTTGGATTGAAAAATACCAGGGTTGCATACCGGAAAAGGCAATTACTACAGTTCTTGAATATTATCGCGAAACCAAAACTGAGGCTGAAGTGATTATCGAAACTACATGCAAAAAGGGAATTGTTTCTGAGTTATTGATGGCCAAGAAAAATGGCGAGGGAATTTGCGAGGTTACATACAAGAACAACAACAACGGGAAAGTTACAACTAGTATCAGAAAACAAAATAAGGTTAGTTCTTTTCCAGGGGAAATACTCGTAAACGTAAACACTGACGTTTTTGCATTCATATACAATGGCAACCTCGCTGACAATATCCATTGGGTAGGAAATTACAAACAAAATATCTGGTCGGAAAATATTACCGAAGAACAGAAAGCGGTTCTTGGCGACCAAGAGAAATTACCGGCACTTGAAGAAACCCAGGGTGAGATATACCACGAGACATTTTCAAAAATTCTTGCATGCGTACAATCTGACATTCCAGTGTACCTGGTTGGACCTGCAGGTTCTGGTAAAAACCATACACTTGAACAGATTGCTAAGAAGCTCAACCTGAAGTTCTTTTTCACCAATAGCATTCAGCAAGAACATAAGCTGACTGGATTCATTGACGCTGGTGGTACCTATCACGAAACAGAGTTCTACAAAGCGTTTACAAACGGTGGATTATTCTTCTTGGACGAGATGGACGCTAGCATTCCTGAAGTTCTGGTTCTACTCAATGCTGCTATTGCAAATGGTTACTTTGAATTTCCTAACGGACGCGCAGAAGCTCACATCGATTTTAGAGTGGTGGCTGCCGGAAATACCATGGGTAGTGGAGCAGACGAACAATACACCGGAAGATTGGTACTTGACCAAGCAACACTTGACAGATTCTGCGTAATCGAGTTTGACTACGACATCAGAATTGAGATGAAGCTCGCAAACAATAACATCGAACTGGTTACTTTCGTACGGGACTTGAGGGTTCAATCGAACAGACTCGGCATCAGAACCACCTATTCATATAGATGCATAATGTCGGCTACGAAGCTCGATGGACTTTTGAGTATTGACGAAATCATGAAGATTGCAATAGTAAAGGGAATTGATAAAGACACACTTAAAACATACAAAGCTGACGAAACAAACAGATACGGAAAAGCTCTGGCTAAACTCCAGAGAGTTTCGTAGGGAGGAGAATTAAAATGAGTGAAAACAATAATTGCAATCACAAATTTATGACATTTGGAATTGATGGTGGCGAAATGACAGACAAAAGCAAGCTGTGGCAAACCAATGAGTATACACACCATGCCGAACACTCTCAATGGGACGGTAGGAAATACTTTACGCTATGCGACCATAAAGGTGTTGTGATATTGCCACACATATACGATTCAAAACGTGAAACCATTGACATGATTGTAGATGCTCACAATAAATGCTTTGCCGAGCCCTCCAACCCTCCCCTGACCGAAGAACAAATCAGGGCGATGGTGGGGATGCCGGTGTGGGTTGAGTTTGATGAACCAAAAGAGCGTGGGTATAAGGTGATTTATGCCATAAAGGACTATACTGATTCAGACGAAAAAGACCACGATGTACACTATATCACCGTGAAATTCACAGACTGTTGCGTCGCTGATATTTGCGACATAAACCATCCGTATTTTACAGACAGAATCTACGCCCACGAACCGGAGGCAACCAATGAGTAAGATTGCATTATTGCTTGGTTTAGGGTTGTGTAATGGCGGTGCTCAAACATTAGCAAATGAGTGGAGTATAACACTTTCAGAGATTGGTATTGAACATAAGGTTTTCTATTATTCAGGGAAGGCATATGGAAATGAATGCAACAGTGGGAGAATTGCAGAACATTTTGTTGAGTTTGATAATTTTGTCGAATTAAAAAAAGAGATAGAACAATACGATGTGTGCTTTGTTTTTAGTACACCACTTATTAACGACAAAAACCATCAAGATTTTGTTGATATGTTTATCGGACTCAATACCTATAAAATTGTATGCATAATTGATAGGAATAGAAACCCATTAAAATTAAAACGGTGGAGCGAAGACGTTGTTAAGTCTGCAGACATTGTTTTTCATATAAGTGGAGAAGAACATAGTGGTTATAAATATATAGCCGAATGCAACAAAAATACTTTTCATGCAGACTTGAACTTGTATAATTGGTTGCCTTTTGAAAATATAGCTTTTGCAGACAAAAGGGGCTACATGAAAATTTCATTTATTGGTCGCTATGTGGCACTTAAAGGGTATAAACAACTCATTAAAAATTATGATATGCTCCCAAAGAAATTTGCATATACCATTGAAGGTGGTTACTTTAAGTATCAAGAGCCAAACAGCATTTCATCTACTATAGGTATTTTAGCAGACATATGCAAAGATATTAAAACAAAAGAGCTAAAAGACGGCATTGTTATTCATTCAGACTACAGTAAGTATTATGAAGATATTCTACAAAGAGGACTAATACATTTATATCCAAAGTATAAAAGAGAAGAAATGTTTGGTAGGGTAGCAACATCGCTTTTTACGATTTATCCATATTGCAAAAAGCCAGGAATGTTTAGGGGTGCGATTGAATATACCGTTTTGGAGTCCATTCAGTTCGGTACTCCATGTATCTTGTCGAATGATTATGGTATTGATTGTTATGTAAATGGCGTTCCTCTAATCGAACAAGATTGCGGCTTAATATTTTATGATAGCTTTACAGAATTGGATGATAAGATTCGTGAGTACTGCAGGAACTACGACAAGAACGTTGCTAAGATGCAGAAATGGTTTAGCGAGAATTATACTGCAAAAGAGAAATTGAAGAAAGTATTGCAAATAATCAGAAAAGAAAAGGTTGACAAATAACTTAGTTTTTGATATAATGGTACTATGAGAAGGCGATTGGGGTTGGTAGTTGCTTATGAAAAGGTCTGGTAGGTTTTATCGAAAGAATGAAAGTGAGGTTATGAAACAACTTGGTTTTCAACCAACACCAAACAGCGGCTCAGGGTGGATATTCAAAGAGGATGGACAAACCGAACATACTATTGCTCAGCTAAAATCGTCTGATGCCGAAAGTATTCGGGTAGGTTTATCAGATATTCACAAACTCGAAGAAAATGCGATTATATCGCACAAGAACCCTGTATTTGTAATTCAGTTTTTGAAAACAAATGATGTGTTTATTCTTGTTAGACCGACAGAAGAAATTCTTGGGGTCATTCACAAGCCCATTTCGTATTCACCTGTTGAACTATACGGAAACGAGAATATAAACCCATTAACTTTGCAATCAGATGCAACCGGGAGACAACAGTTCAATCAAGGCAGAGAACTGAATTATAAACAGAAAGCAGAAGACTACAAAAGCAAACAAAAAGAATTGAACCTAAAGTTAGGTAAAAAGAAGGAGGGTAATAACCCATGGAAATGAAAACTAAACTCATCGGAAAATACGTAGGACATAGCGTTAAAAACAATCAAATAGTTGATTGGAACCTGGCTTGCCAGTATGCACAGTTACCAGAGGTTGTGAGATTTACATTAGGTTTAAACGTTGATTGTGAACTCGCAGTTTTGTTTGAAGATTCAGAAAAACCACAGAAACTCGGAACATTCCGAATAAGTGGGATATCTATTGACAGAGAAGGCGACAGTAAAATTAAGTTTAATAGCATGACAGAATACATCAACCTTGATATTTTGAATGCTATGTCGAGCCATGGTGATGAAGATATTACTATATATGCTAAATATGTTATTGAGAGTGGAGAGGACGGTGGCGGTGATGCCGAAGTCGACTAACAAACATACATATCAACCTTTGTTTGAGGTTGCAGATGGCGAGAGCAATGAGATTCATTTTGCATTGAGGGATGACGGAGTCTATATTGTTAGCCGTTGCCAGATACTAAAGGGCGGAGAAAAGATTTATATGAGGAGCAGTGTGACGTTAAAGAGAGACGTTGCTATTGCCTTGGCAAACAAGATTTTAGATACTTTCAAAATAAACTAGGAGGCAGAAGCAATGTCAAGGGGTTTTCTACACAAGGTTGATTATGGCAATCCCGAGAACAGAACGATAAAAGTAAAGATTGATGGTTTAATAGCTGGATATACTTACGAACAAATTTCACGGTGGGTTGATAAGTGGACAGACCCGATTCAGTCGATTAGAAATAGCTGGAAGTATCAAGAATGTTATAGAGAGAATTATATGCACATGATGGAGTACATTCCAAAAAGGTGTATTTCAAGACTCAGAGTCGAAGCCATTAAAAAAGAGGATATGGTACAGACCGAGAGGGCAAAATATCTTATGCAGGGGTTATCTGATTGCATAGATATGTTTAGTAAGATACAGAACAATATGTCACCAGATGATGAGTACTACCAAACTTTTGTGTGGGAAACCAAAGTATTGTTTTTCTCGTTCTACGACTTCTGCGAACCAAGGCAGGCAGAAATAAAATAATATTTTGCAAAAATAAAGGTTGACAAAGTGTTTGGTATGTGATACAATAACTATAGAGACAGGAGATACTGTCTACTACAGGAGGTTGAAACTATGAAACTACGTAAGATGAAGATTGGCCAACTTAGAGAGATGGCTGCATCACTAGGAGCCGACAAAAACAAATTGTACGGCACCTCAAAAGATTCAATCATTTTAACGATTACGCACCTTATGCTTACCGTTAAGTGCAAGGAGGTTGAGAGCAATGGATGACATGAAAGAAATTAAGTGTTGCATTTGTGGCACGAAGTTTATTGGTTGGGGTAATAACCCGGAACCAGTCAAGAAAAAAGGCAGATGCTGCAATAATTGCAATCGAGATTTTGTTATCCCGGCCAGGATTGCACAGTTGATACAACAAGGAAAAAGACAGGGTAATCCTTAAAAACCCCCTGATGAGCTGATGAGATTTCAGCGAAACCTAACCAATTCGTTCCTTCCCATCGAACTGGTTAGGTAGGGGCATGACCCCATTAAAAACTTAAGGAGGAAACCTAAATGGCAAAGAACTATCAGGCAAGAGAGGCATATAAAATCGTTACCGAATATGCTTCCGGTGAGAACAGAACAAAAGAGAGCCTCAGCTTTCTGAGTCGTTACCCGGCTTTTGCTTCGGCAATTCAGAATAAAGACATCGAAAAGATTTTGAATGCCATCCCTTATGCCTCTGCCAGACAGATGGAAAAGGGACTCAGAGGTGGAATTGAGATTTCAGATGTTGAAGACGATGCTGAATGCGAGACTGAGGCCGAAGTCGCCGTTGAACCTGAGCCTGAACCTGAACCTGTGAAGGCGAAACGTACCAGAAAAACATCGGAACCCAAAACCGAACCATTGCCCGAACCGGAACCTGCAGCTGAAGCTGACGCCGAGGAAGATGACGATGCCGAAGACAACGGGAAATACTCTGGTATGAAACCGAGAGCGTTGTATGACATGTGCATTAAGGCTGGGCTCAAAGCTAAACCGCAGCAAGAAGCGTCTTACTACATCGAGAAACTCGAATACGTCGACAAGAAAGCTGCTGAAGATGCCGCTGCAAAAGCTTCCAAGAAAAAGGTCGTTACCAAGGAAGATTCAAAAGACGACTGGGATGAAGATGAAGACGACAAACCGGCCAAGGTCGGAAAGCCCAAGGACAAGGGTGCAAAGGCCAAAGACGACGACTGGGATTTCTAACATCTGATTATTCAGAATATGGTAGCGTAAAGGCTGTGGCCCCGAGGCCGAGGTTATCGGGGCATTATCAATATAATAAAACTTAATAGGGAGGGCATAGACCCATGACAATAGCAGAAGTTATAAATTTGAGTTGCGAGAAACAATCCAGTGCACAACTTTTGCAGAGAGAACTACGTAAGATTCCTTACATCAAAAATAATTCAGATGATGAGGGCAACGTAGACTTCTTTGTTTTAGAAACAGTTCTTGACAGACTAAGAAACAAAAACCTTTCTGTTAGTTTTATAATGTCGGACCAAGGATATTATGAAATGCTATTGGTGGGTACAGGACAATGGCGAATTAAAGATAAGAATGGCCATTGCGAACTATACCGAGCTATTGGTACTAAAGCTTACTGCAGAACTATTTATGAATGCATAGCGAAAGCTGTGCTTTGCCTTTACTTATTTGTAAAGGAGAACAAAAAGGAATAAAGAATGGAGGTTGGTCCTAATGACGAAACAATCAAACAAGAGAACCCATGAACAGACAAATGAAGATATGGGAGATGCTAAGTCGAAAGTATTCGTTCCGTATACAGAGGACCAACTTTGGGAAATGTCAAGGGATGAGATAAGCGAGACTTTAAACGAGAAGCAGAGAAGATGGTGCGAGGTTTACGTAAAGTCTTTTAATTCAGAACTTGCAGCAATTAAGGCTGGATATTCAAAAGCATCTGCGTATACTGTTTCTCGCAGACTACGTAAGCAGTCAAACGTTCTATCATATCTTGCATGGTTAAAGCTTAGAGCAGTAGAGACACTTGATGTTAGACCGATTGATATTCTTGAGCAATATGCTAAAATAGGTTTTGCCGATATCACCGACTATGTTACGTTGAATAAAGGCAGACTCACTCTGGTTGACAGCGATTTAATCGACGGTCAGGTTGTAAAATCATATCGTGTAGGACCGCAAGGTACCACCATAGAACTACATGATAAAATGGCTGCATTACACCATCTTGAACAGTTTTTTAGTGAGATGCCAAAAAGTTGGCAACAAAGACTTGAAGAGAGAAAAATGGAAATACTTGAAGCCAAACTCGTTATGGAGAGAGAGGCTCTTGGAAATACTACAGACAATCAAACAGAAACAGGCAGTGCTTTAATCGCAGCATTACGTGGAGTTGCGGTTGATATTTGGAAAGATGAGGGCGATGACCCAGACGGAGATAACTAAATGTTTACAAGATTTATCAGAAACAACAAGATGTTGGTTTTTATTTCTTTACTTTTATTGACTTATTTATTTTTGCAGGCTACCCGCGTACCTGATGGTTTTTGGTCCAGGCGATATAATACAACTAATACGGTGGAACTGGTTAAACTGGTAGACATCTATGAATATCACCATAATACAACTGGGCAAGTTCTCCCTATAATGATTAAACCAGAACAAAAACTTGTTGGAGTGTTTGAGGTTACTGCATACTGTCCTTGTGCCGAGTGTTGCGAAAAGTGGAGTTTTGAAAATCACGGTGATGGTTATATTCAGAAAACAGCATTTGGCACTACACTCACTGCAAACCATACGGTAGCTGCAGACTGGACTGTGTTTAAACCAGGCAAAACAATTATAATCAACGATATTGAGTACGTTGTAGAAGATAAGGGCGGTGGCATAAAAGGCAATCGCATTGACATATTTTTTAATACCCACCAAGAGGCTAATGATTTTGGTCGGCAACAGTTAGAGGTATATGTTTTAGATTAAAAGAAAGCGAGGGATGTTCTATGGCTACACGTTCTATGGCTAAAGCGAGAATAAACCTCGTACCATTATCGCATAAACAGAAAATGCTAACTACATGGTGGGTTAAAGGAATATCACCGTTTGCAGATAAAGACGTTATTATAGTTGACGGTGCTGTTCGTAGTGGCAAAACAATGATTGGCAGTATGTCCTACGTTATGTGGTTCATGTATAACTTCGACCATTCCAACTTTGGTTTAGCTGGAAAATCTATTGATTCATTAAGGCGTAACCTATGGGTGCCTATACAGCAGTGGTTTGCTGACGTTGGTATTAAAGTGGTGCGGTTGCGTGAAACAGGGAACGGGTACGTATTACGTTATTCTTATGTCGATAATGGTATTAAGGTAGATAAAGAGAACTATATATACCTATTTGGCGGCAAGGACGAGGGTAGTGCTGCTTTTCTCCAGGGCCTGACTGCCGCTGGATTTTTTTTCGATGAGTGTGCATTAATGCCTGAAAGCTTTGTAAACCAAGGTATTGCAAGATGCTCCGATGAGGGTGCTAAGATATGGTTTAATTGTAACCCAGAAGGTCCCTACCATTGGTTTAAGACTAAATGGGTAGATAGGTTAAACGATAGGAATGCATTAAGGCTACATTTTAATATGGATGACAACCCGAGCTTAAGCGAAAAGACATTAACCAGATACAAGAACTCGTGGGAGGGAGTGTTCTATCAAAGGTTCGTGTTGGGTGAGTGGGTTATTGCTGAGGGTAGCATTTACCTTCAATTTGCTAATAACTCAAGTGAGTACATAGTGGATGACGTACAAGGGTGGCTTAGGAAAACAGGCAAGAGATTCTGTGCTATATATATTGGTGTTGACTGGGGACATAATAAGTCTGCTAACACTGCAGTGGCTATTGGCATAACTGATAGGTATGAAGATGTAGTGATTATAGATGAATGGTACACAAAGGAACCACTCGACCCTGAGCAACTATACGTTAAACATATGGCGTTTATATCGAACATTGTGGATGAGTATGGTTATGCAATGGTATTTGCTGATTGTGCAGAAATGATGATGGTTAGGGGATTGAAGAATAGCGTAGGCACTGCTAAAATAAAAGCATCAGTTAAACCATGCATAAAGTATGAGATTATAGACCGAATAATCCTTGAAAATACACTATTCGCACAGCATAGAATAAAGATTGCTTCTCGTTGTAAACATGTTATAGACGGCTTTAAGTCAGCATTATGGGATGAAAAATTAAAGAAGGACGTAAGGTTGGACGATGGCACGAGCAACATTGATAGCCTTGATGCAACAGAGTACTCATTGTGTAGTACTATGAAACAGATTGATACAGCGGGCTATTTTACCAGAATGGGTGACGATGGTACAAACAAATGGGGTGTAGACGTAGATTCAGAGAATTAAAGGAGCGAGGCAGATGAAAGAAAAACGGGTAGACAAGACCAACTATTATCTTGACATCGCAGAGACTGTTTCAGAAAGGAGCACGTGCATAAGGCGAAAGTATGGTGCGATAATTGTCAAAGATGATTCTATTGTGTCGACTGGTTACAATGGGAGTCCGAGAGGGAGTACCAACTGTACAGACATTGGCTCATGCGTTAGGCAAGAGCTAAACATCCCATCTGGTGAGAGATACGAATTGTGTAGGAGTGTTCATGCGGAGGCAAACGCTATCATAAACGCAAGTAGAGAACGCATGATTGGGAGCACACTATATTTGGTGTGTAGGCAAGGTGATATGTTAGGCAAGGCCGAATGTTGCATGATGTGTAAAAGAATGATTGTCAACAGCGGCATTACAAAAATAGTGATTCGGGTTACCGCCAACCAGTTTGAGATTCTTAATGTAGAGGATATCGTTAGGGGAGGCATACGTTATGAGTGATAAGATTCAAGAGATTTGTGAGCGTGCAGAGTCATTCAGGGACAAACCTACGTGTGGGGTGAAAGCCTCAAGATACGTTTCAGATATAGACTATTTAGTCGATGAGATTTTAAGATTGGACAATGAGCTGAGAAAAGCTCATATAGCAGAAAAGGTGAGTGATTTTAATGCCGAGAGGGAGAGCAGCAAACCCGCATAATTATACCCTTGAGCAGATGTATGAGTGGGCAGACTATCTTGTAGAGAATGACACGACATTATCCGGGCTCGAGGAAAAGTTTGGTATATGTCGTAAAAGTATATGGCACTTCTGGAAGAGGTACCTTGAATGGAATGACCCAGAGAGATACGAAGCCGTGCGTAAAGTACTCGAAAAGAATAGAAGACGTACCGGCTACAAGAGCCCTAACCCAACAATTAAGAATGGACCGAGATTTCCTAATAAGGCAGCAAAGAAAAATGCCAACGGCATTTGACATGTGTAGTTCATTATGATACAATGATAGTAGAGCGATATAGATTGCTCATGAGGAGGTGCGATAAATGGATAAAGGTTTAGCAAAATTTCTTGCTGACAAGGGTTATACAGTGAACGATTCTATGTCGCAATATATTGCCTTATGGAAGGCATGGTACAAAGGTAAGGTTGGTGGTTTTCATAACTACACCGTATTCAATGGTATTACCGATGTTCCAGTGACAAGAACTTCAATGCAGCTTGGCAAAGGTATATGCGAAGATTTAGCGAACCTTTTGTTCAATGAAAAGTGTATGGTAGCGGTTGACGATAAGGCTACAGATGATTATGTCAAAAACATTTTTGATGATAATAATGTATACGTTAAGCTCAATGAGAGCCAGGAGCATAAGGCAGCGTTTGGTACGGTAGCATATATTCCTTACTGGACGGATAAAGGTATTAAGATGAACTACATCACTGCTGAAAACATGATTCCGTTATCGTGGGATAATGGTGTTGTTACAGAGCTGTGTGTGTTTTCACCCACCATTGAGGATGGTAAAGAATATGTATTTGTGCAATTGTTTGAATTGGCAGAGAATGGTAACTACCTGATAGAGAACTTCTTGCTCAAGAGTGATAAGAATGGTAAAACTTATGGTGAGGTTGACTTTTCTAACATGCCAAACTATGAGAATGTCGAGAAAAAGGTAGACACAAAATCTACAGTAAAACCTTTTGTTGTCGATAGATTAAACATAGCCAATAACGTTGATATTGATAGCCCTATGGGTGTGGCTGTGTTTGCTAATGCATTAGACACCATGAAATTCATTGATACGGTATACGACAGTTATCGCAATGAGTTCGTGATGGGCAAGAAGAGAATTATGGTTGCTCCAGAGGCAATGAACATGAGGACTGGACAACCTGTTTTTGACCCTAACGATTTGATTTATTATCAATTACCAGAGAACATATCGAAAGATGGTCAGCCGTTTATCAAAGAGATGGAAATGTCAATTAGGGCCAATGAACATCGCAGTGCATTACAAGATGGCCTTAATACGTTTAGCACGCAGTGTGGTTTGGGCAAGAATTATTATAAATATACAGATGGTGGTCCTGCAACTGCCACTCAGGTTGTTAGTGAAAACAGTACGATGTTCAGAACATTGAAAAAGCACGAGATAATCCTTGAGTCGGTTATTGTGGACCTTATTACATTGTTGATTGATATAGGTATAAGGCATGGAGAAACGTCTCTTGTCAAAGAACCAGAGATAACTGTTACGTTTGATGATTCTATCATCGAGGACAAGGAAAAGGAAATATCCAGGAAGATGGCAGAGGTGTCTGCTGGGTTATTGAGACCAGAGATTTACCTTGCGTGGCGGTATGGCATAACAGAAAAGGAGGCACTGAAAATGATGCCAAAGGCTCCTACTGAAGAAAAAAATAAAAAGGAAGAGGGTATTGAGTGATGGCAGAACTAGAAGGTCGTTGGGTTACTATGAACGGTGCAAAGGTATTCATTAGTGCTCGGGGCGACGTTATCATGGGCTTAGGTGAGAACAACGTTATTGCACAAAATGCAGCATTTTCTTATAGTGACGATATGCAGTCGATTCATTCAAATGCAAAAGACGAGTTAACAAATAATGGTATAAATTTTAAGGAAAACTTCTATAAAAATGAAACAGCATTTATAATGTCGGACGGACATATTACTATTACAGATATGAAAGGTTTTTATTTGCTTAAAGGCGAGAAGACAACCGTTGTAAGAAGCGTGAGCCTTGCAGACCCAAAAGCTAAAGGTGGTGTAACTAATGCTCATAGAGATGTTAATAAAAAAATAAAGCTTTCTAAGGAATGTGGTACTGTTGCAGAAGTTAACAAAAGCATCTCTTCTTTTGTTACAAAAATTGTAGAAGAGAATAAAAATGAATGTAAATTTTGGAGGCGTTGACTAGAGTTGTAGAACTGGATTATAATATTAGTTGACAAAGCAAACTAAGTGTGATATAATATTGATATGAAAGAAGGGTGCTTTATGGCAGAACTTGAAGGTAAATGGGTAACTATTAATGGGGCACATGTATTCGTGAGTAGTAGAGGCGATGTTGTGATGGGATTGGGCGCTCCTTTGTCCCAGGGTGCAAGGCATTATATGGACTCTCTTGTAGAGAAAAATGCAAAGATTACAGAAGAAAAAACAGGAGATAAAAAAGCTGCATTGGCTAAAAAGAGATACATGAGAGAAATGCTAGACTCTCTTGAAGAAAAATATAATGAACTAATGGCAAAAGCTGATAAAAATGGGCAAAGCGAATATGAGGGTTTTACAGATAATATAGAAAATAATTTGATTAAAGAAAACAGACAATTGCTTTTTAATACCCAAAAGTTTAAAGATACTATGGGTAACGAATGGGATTCAGAGTATCATGATACATATGTCGACTATGAGCGGGCATTAAGGGAGAAAATGGCAAAGAAATATGGTAGAAAGTTATAAAAACATTAGTTGACAAAGTAGACTAAGTGTGATATAATAGTGATATGAGAGGAGGGTGCTTTGTGGCTGAACTTGACGGCAGGTGGGTAACAATGAACGGAGCAAAGGTTTTTATCTCGTCGAAAGGTGACGTAATAAAGGGTTTAGGTAGGAGCTACCACCTCAAAACTCTCAATGATGAGCAGATTGTAGATTTGCTAGAGAAACACTTGGATGACTACAAAAATGAGTTCGACCCAAGGTTTGTAAAACGAGGTGCTGGTTGCATCGCTATAATAGGTGATGAATTAGGTGCCGGCCAATTACCAGAACTCATTACAGAGGATGAACTCGCAGAAGAGGTTGCTAACGGCGGAAAAGAATTATGGAGAGGGTTTGGCCAAGGCGGAGAAAAGAACGCAGAACAGTTTAAGACAGGAGAACTTTATGTTGGTAAAGGTTTGTACGGATGTGGAACATATACTACTCCTGATAAAGGCGTTGCAGAAATGTATTCAGGTAACAAACCCGACCCAAAGAGTATGGCACACATGGTGCTTAAGTCAGATGCAAGAATTGTAGAGTATGACGATATGCTTGGAGATTACGAAAAAGGTATCACAAGAAATAACTTAATTGCAATTAAAAATGCAAGATATCCGGGTGTAGAAAGGTTTGTCACAGACGATTTGAAACATTTTATACACACTTTTACATTTGACGTTGGAGGAATTGGTTTACTTCAAGGCTATGATGCCATTAGGGTGAAAGATAATAAAACTTCGGCTGGAGACTATTACGTAATTCTAAACAGAGGCGCATTAAAGGTGGTGAGATAATGACTAAAGCTATGACACCGGAGTACAGCAGATTCGCTGGAAAACTCTTATATGCTACAAGATTGTTGATTTCGCGAGGAGTGAGTGAGAAACAGCATGACGAACTGACTAAACTCATTTTTAAGAATACGACAATATCAGGTTTGCATCAGGGAGTAAAAGATTTGTTTTCTGTCGTACCGCCACAGATTGAGCAGTTGTTCAAGGACAAGGTCAATGGCTAAACAGTGTCCGATAACTGATGGTTTTGCACTATACCTTGATTGCCTTGAATGTGATGAGAGAAAACATTGTGCAGAACTTAGTTTAAGAAAGGAGCAGATAATGATGTTGAAGAATAAAAAGTCCCGTTTAGTAGAAGATGGTAAAGGTTTACAGATTGATAATAGTAAAGCGACAGGCAAATCTGTAAAGGAACTCATCGACGAGATGGAGTTATCAAGACTCAAAGAAAAAGGTAAGAAAACCAAACTACTGTAAGGGGTGTTTATTATGGCTGATTCAGGAGCTCAAGATGGGAAATGGGTAACCATAAAGGGACACAAAGTTTTCCTTGAAGAAGGCAAAGAGGCAGATTCGTTAGATGATTGGTTTGCCGCTAAGGCCATACTAACACAGCTAAGAAAAGACAATGGCTATATGGAAGAACTTGAACAAGCAGAACTTGATGCTAAAGACCATTTTTCTTCAGCAGTGGATTTATTGGACGCCGAATATAAGGTAGGGTTGCACTACGTACATAGTGGCGAATCGTTTGGACTAAACAGTGCGTTGAGAAATGATACGTATTTGCAGAGCGGCACTATGAGTAAACAAGTGAAAGCACTTGATAGAGTTATGAGACCACTACCATACGATGTTGAACTTTTTCGGGCAGTAGATGCAGACTTAGGTTGGTTTTCTCAAGTACGTGTAGGTTCAGAAATTACAGATAAAGCATTTATGAGTACTAGCGTTTTTGAAGATGCTAATGTTTTTAAGAAACAAAGAGACGTATACATGCATATTAAAGTACCGAAAGGGCATAAAGCGTATGTTACAAACAATTACGCCGAGGGAGAGGTGGTTTTGTCGAGGGGTACTAAATACAAAGTAAATAGTATTACAGGAGACAATGCTACTTACGATAAATACAAAATAATACTTGATTGCGAAGTAATAGATGATTAGGGAGGGGGGGTAGACATGGCAGAGTTAGATGGACGTTGGGTAACGATGAACGGAGCCAGAGTATTTATCAATTCAAAGGGCGATGTTATTATGGGCCTCGGTAAAAGCTACCATACTAAAAAACTTAATGA